TTCTTCTTCTTCTTCCTTTTGTTGATTGTTCTTTTGATTTGACAATTTTTTTTTAACCTTCGAGTACGTATTAACAACATTGTTTTTATCGTTCATCTGAATTAATTCTTCAAAATCATCAAACATAAATGCAACCTGATTGTTAATTCTTCTCTTATCTGTGATATAATCAGTGCCTATTTCCTGCACAGGTTTGCAGTACCCAACATAACATGCTATATTCTGACTATTTCTAGACTTTTGAAATATCTGTTTTATCTTATCTTCTGTATACGGTTCATAGAAATCATTTTGTGTTTCAACCAGTTCAATATCTGTTATCTGGTTTTGACTGTTTTTATGTTTTGTAGTTTGTGGTGCATTTTCTACCCCTATCTTTTCAACATGAGGGCATTTAACTAGATTGCCTTCGTAGTCGTATGTTTTGCTTGTTTGGTACCAAACCAGAAATTCTTTATTATTATCACGATTTTTTAAACGGTAAACCTTTGCAACCTGTACTATTTCCTGATCTGGTCGTTCTGTTCTTAATTTGTTATAGGTAATGTAAGATTTTTCTTTCTTATCAAATTCAAATGTGTAACCTGCTTTAACTGCGTTCTTTCTTCTAATTTGTAAACCTAGTGGAACATTACTTAAATCCTGTTCTGCTTTTGGGATGTTTTTAGTTAAAATACCCATGCTCTTATTTTACAGAAATTATATATAAAAAGATACGCAAGAGTAAATACATGCGTGTATATGTGGATTTCTATTATTTGATTGATACCATTGCAGGGTTATATCGTGATAATCCATATGTACTATGTGTTAATTATAACAACCTAAACAATTCAAAAACTGGTGCAATATATCTTATTGATAACAAGAAAGTAGATTTTAACCGAATGGGAATTAAATTTATAACTATAGATTTAGATGAAGAATTCTTAGATTTTTATTTAAGGAACGTTAGGAATCCTGTATACGATAAGATAGATTTACGAGCTGTATATTTTATCAATAAACTTGAACCAGAAGATAAAAAATATTTTATTAAATGGGTTAGGGATGGTAAATTTATATTTTCTAAAAATAGAATTTGTGATTATTATACTTATTTAGAGATAGATAGAAACGTTAGGGTATCATGTACCAATGATGCGTTTTCCAAAAAGGAAAATGATAAAAAATATTATTGCCTTCAACATATCGCAATTACCTAAACATTTTTTATATAACTATGTCAAACATAAAGTATGAGTAACAACAATCAACCAAATGGTGAAAATAATCAGGCTACTCGAAATTCAAGACGGGAAACGAGATCTGGTTTAGCAAATGCAACAGGTGGTAACACTGTTGCTGAAACTCCAACAGTAGTTACTACTGGTCAAGGTCAAGCAGGTACAACTGGCACAGGAACGGGTAATGCTGGGAATGTAGTAACAAATGAAAATAGAGGATTAAATGTCAATCCTGCAAATACAGGAAATCAAAATGTTCCAAATATCAATAATCCTTATGCCAATGTACGAACTGCTTCAGTTTTTAATGAAGAAAGTTTGCAGAAGGCAACAGCAGGAAAGAATAAGGTAGCATCAAATCCTTTTGCTGATGGTGATGGTGGTGGTGAGCCAAATACCAATAATACAAATGGTAGAGTAAAATTAGATAAAACCCAACTAGACAATCATACCAGATTTCTGTTAAGGCATTATCTAGAGCTTGCCAATCCTGTATATGAACAGGAAGATGTAACTATAACAGTTAAGCGAAGAAATGGAGCAACAGAAGATGTTACACGAAAGAAACCAGTGTTTAAGGGGTATGATTTCTATGCAGTAAATGGGGAAAGTTTTGATAAATGGATTACAGAAAATATTGGAGCAGGTTTTAAGGTTGATCCAATGACCAAAGAAATTTACAAAGAGGGTAATGCTGTTAATCAGACAGATACCCAAATAAAAAATAATAACGGTTAAGGTATCTGACTGCTTTCTTCAATCAATATTTTTTCAAAATGCTGGGTGCATCTAACTGCTACCTTTAATCTATAAACATAATTATTTCCTTCATCCTGTTCTGTTGCGTTATTATTAATAAAGGTCATTAAGAAAATTCCTTTATCTTGCAGTGCTAATCTATTTCCATTAATAATATCTCTTACAATATTCCGCATTGTTATCAAATCTTGTGGTACATCATCAACAAAATTATTGATATGTCTTACTTCTAGTTTAATGCCTACTTTTGTTATTTCCCTAGTCAGTGTATCATTTGTTTCTAAACTGGTAGTTTCCGATCCATCCCAATAACATTTTAACGCATTTTTAGCAGTGGTAGAAACGTTCTGTTTTATCTTGTAACTGAATTTTATTGTATTTTTATTCAGTAGTGTATTGTTCCAGTTATCAAAAAGAAATTTTTCAACTAATTCGTGGGGTGGAATTTTTATATTTGGATCGTTAACATCAACAATGCCAGTTGGTTTGAATCTAACAATTACTGCCATTATCTAGGTCCAAACCCCACGTTCATAACCTGACCAATCTTCCCCATAAATAGTATCATATTCACCATAAGGTGCATCAGGTGACATAAACGGTTTTTTGTTTCTATTCTTGTAGTAATTTGCTTCTTCAACTCCTGCAATTATAAGAATATTACCTTCATCATCATCAGTTGGTAAGCCTTCATTTATCGCTTCGCATAATTTAATGGCAATATTTCTGTATGTAATGTATAATGGAGTACCACCATCATTATCACGTATAGTTTTTGGTATCAGGTTACTTGCTGCAAAAAAGTTTGCTGCTTCTCTTGCTCGGTAAAATTGTTTATCTGTTATTTCCCAATCAAATTTGTTTGTTATAAGGCAAACTTCAGAATTACCAAACATCAAACTTTCAGTTACTTTTTCATCACTGTATTCCTGTGCAGTAATTCCTTCTACTAAATCCCTAACAGCTTGCATTACTGCAAGATTTGTTGGTATTGGACTACTCATATATTATTAAAATAAATATCGTTCTATTTCACAGTTTAGTTAGTTTTTCATTCTCAAAATCCCTTAATTTTTATATATTAAAACAATTCAAATCTATTATATGGCAACACCTAGACCAAGTATGTCTGCAACCGATGGAGCTCTTGCTATGGTTACAATGACAGATTTTGATAGTGCTTTAGTAGATCCAGTATGGGATGCAGTAGGTTTAACTACTGATTGGCGTGTAGATCCTGCAAAGGAACATCAACTAGCATTTTATGGTGGCAGGCGTAGACTTGCAAATGATATTAAAATTGGGGAAGCATATACTGCATCTTTTTCATTAGATGTTGAAGCAGTTGGGCTTGCAATGTATGACAGAGTTACTAAAGATCTTAATGGAACAGGAACAGCAGAAGAGGTTTTAGCCTTTGCATGTAGGGTAAAATATGCTGGAACAGACTTTTATTATCTATTAAAAGGTGCATTACTTAATGAAGTTACTCTTACAATTGCAAGAGATATTGTTAAGGCAACCTTTTCTGTTATGATTTTAACGAGTGTTGATATTCTCACACTAGCAGAATTCAGAACTGCAACAGGCTTAGATGTAGCAGAGAATCCAGTATTTAATGCTCCACCTGCTCCCGAACCATTCACGCATTTGTCACCTGGAGCTGGAGTTATTCCTTGCACATTTAACGGAGTAGAAAAGGGTATCATTTCAATTGCGATCACACATACCAACGGTGTACAACCAATTAGATGTACCAATGATGTTATCGCTTCTGGTGGTGCAATAGGGCATCAATCGGTACGGTTGACTATTACTGTCTATGAAAATACTAGGGAATTCTTTCAGGGAATGAAAGCAGATACTTACTATGATATTGTGTATAAGATCAATACCACACAGCAAATAACAATGGATGATTTCAAGATTAACGGGCATCCTATTGCTCACCCACAAACTTCTGAAGATCTTGGAACAATCGGTTTAACCCTAGACGGTCCAGCAGCAATTTTAGGAACTATCTAATCTTTTTTATTTTTTCAATTCTTAACTAAACTTATATAATTAGTAACCAGTTTTTTTACTGTACAACATGAGTACACAAAATAATAACAATACTAAAGAACAATTTAGAAAGTTAGATCCCGATTCATTACCATTTCCAGTTGAGGGTATGCGTGGATTAAGTGATACAGAGAAGAAAGAAATTAGTGCAGAAATGGAACGTGAGAAGAAAGAAGAAGCACGAATAAAACAATTGAAAGAAGCAGCAACATTTCCACACTTACCAAAAGATCCTGCATATAGAGCAGTACCGGAAGATATTCTAACGATAAATGAATTTAACAAGAATCTAGAAACATCAACCAGAATTATGATTAACGTTGCACTGGGTGAATACTGTATTGTACGTGAAGTAGATGATCAGGGTAATGATCATAATAGGCAACTGCTTTTCAAAAGGGTAACCTATGATGAATATGGTGAATACCAAGAGATTCAGGAAAAAATAGATGATTTGAATAACCGTATCAATCTATTGCGTTCACTGGTAGATAAGACAGAGCAAACCTTTGATAGAATACGAGAGTATCAAAAACAGCTCAAGGGAATAGTAGATGAAAAAGCAGAAAAAGGATTAAAAACATTTTTCAAGCCTAATGATATTCAAAAGGCAATTTTAACAAATAAGAAAAACTTTGATTACAACGATCTACTACTATCTGTTGAAATCGGTTACTTTAGGTACACACGATCCCCTTTCTTGAGGTCGATCAGCTCTTCAAGCAGTACTTGATCGGGATTCTACCCGATAAGTACAGACCGTACCTTAACAGACCATTTTTTGAGGTAATAAAAATAGGTACAATGGCTGAAGATATGAATATGACACCTAAAGAAATTTGTGAGGTATTGAGCAATAACAGAGGTTATTACAAGGAAGTTTTTGATTATTTTACATTTGCCAAAGCAAAGATACGGGCAGCAAGACAGTATAGAAACCCTGATTATAAGAAGGCTAAATTCATGGAATTCTTTCAGGAATTTATGGGTGGAGGTTAAATTTGCGAAGATCTTCTTCGCAAAATTATCTGAATTTTAATTTAGTTACTGCTTGTCCTGTTAAGTTTGAGCTTTCAGAAACCATTGCATTATACATAAATTTTATTCCCTTTAATCCTCTTGATGTTCCTTCTTCCTGCCATCTAGAGTAATTAACTGAAGCGTAAACCATATAACCATTCTGTATTCTAGTAACAATAATACCACTTCTCAATGCTCCTGTTTTAACTGGTGCATGTGCTTTTGCTTCACGCATTATATTATTTGCTGATTCTTGAAGTATACTGTCAACTTCTTGTGGTAACGAATTAACCCAACTTTTAAAACGAGAAATATCACCTGCTGGTGAAACATATTTTAATTTAATCATTTTTCTAATTCTGATCCGTTAAAGATGGTTATATGTTTAATAGCGTTGAAACGTTTTTTAATTTAGAAATTATCTATGAGTGACAGCATTGGAACAGTTGGAATTGAGGTAGTAGGGTTAAACGTACCTCAAGCAGTTAGCGAACTAAATAAGTTTGCTGATGCAATTACAAAGGTAGATACTAATACAAAATCTACTGTTAATAGTGTTAACTCTTCTTTTAATACATTAGGTAGTTCAGTTACTCAAAATTCTGCCAAGATAAATACAGAAACTACAAAAGTAGGTCAATCTGTTGCAAAATTAGGTACTGATGTTCAAAGTAGTACACAAAAGGTTACTCAGGGATTCCAACAGGTAGCACAGGGATCACAGGCTTTAACTACAACAACAACAGCAACAACAAAACTTGGTACTGAAATTACAAATACAGGTACCAAGATTCAGCAATTCGGGCAGCAAACACAGCAGGGTAATCAGGCTATTACTACATTAAATACTACTGTAAATAATGCTGCACAGTCACAAACAAAATTAGCGAGTTCTACACAACAGGTTAGCCAAGCACAAGGACAGGTAAAGAGTGCAACAGATCAGGCTTCTCAAGCTGTTTCAAAATTAGATCAGGGTTACAAGCAAACAATCACAAGTGTAGAAAAATTTGATAATAGTACACGGACTACTGTTACAAATCTCAATGCACAAGGTCAAGCCACTGGTAAAACAGTAACAGAATTAACAAAATTAGGTGCTTCAACAAGAGAAGTAACAACACAGCTTGATGCACAGGGTAGAAAAATACAGGAAAATACCAGACATTTTACGGATCATACAGCAGCAATTGGTAAAGCACAATCTGGATTTGATAAATTCAATTCTGTTTCTGCTAGTACGCTAAACGCATTTGGTAATATTGCTGGATCTATGGTAGGTTTAGAAAATGCTATAGATAATCTTGGTGATGCTCAACTTGCTTATGAAAGAAAAGCACTAAAGGCTAATAACGCTAGTGATATGGCAAGAGAAGCAACAGACAAATATAATGCAGCTCTAAAAGATGGTAAAGCATCAGCAGCAGATATTGCAAAAGCCTATGATGATATGATAGACAAAACTGAAGCAGCTCGTATTGCCACAGAGCTAGCTGCTGATGCACAGCATACATTAGAACAGCAGTATACCAGTTTTGCATTACAAGTTATTCCATCAGTTATTCAGGGTACTTTGGGTGGAGTTGCAGCATTTAAGAGTATAAAAGATACAATGTCTGCTGCTGCTCCTGCTGCTGGTAAGCTTGGTGATACTATTGGTGATGTGGCAACAGGTTTAGGTGGTGTTGGATCGGTTGCTGCTGCCAGTGGTGGTAAACTTGCAGGATTAAAAACCGCCTTTGCAGGCGTAGCAGGTGCAATTGGTTTATCATCAGGTGCTTTAATTGCAGTTATTGCAGCAGTTGGTGCTGCTGTTGCAGGTATTGCTGCCTATGGAACTAATTTTATGGGCTTTAGAGATATGGTTAATGATATTGGTGTGCAACTTGGTGAATGGCATCCAATATTAAAAATAATCGGTGATGGTTTGGTTGGTGTAGCAGGAACACTTGGTTTAACAGGTGAAACTGCTGAAGAAACAAAAAACCATTTTGTACAAATGGGAATAGGAATTAATGAAGAAGTTACCAAACTTAGAACAGCATGGAATGATGCATTATTTGAGTTACAGAATTCCAACGATCAGCTAGCAGTTAATTTTGCCAACACAATCATCAACGTAAATAATTCAATTGATCAAATGAATAGTCATTTCACAGGACAGATTGCAGCAACCGCTAGTACTTGGGATGAATTTGTAAAAGCGATTGAAGAAAGAGATTATGCTAAAGTTGTAGATATGATCGGTCAGGCATTTGCAGATTTACCTGCCATATTTGAAACAATATTCAAAGATATTGGTGAATTAGCCAATACCGCATGGGATGGATTTGTTGCAATTGCTTCCGAAGTTGGTAAACGTTTAGAACCTGCATTTTGGGAATCATTAGAATTTTTGAAAGGTATGGGGTTAGAGATTTCCAAACGTGTATTTCTTGGAATGGAAGGAATAGCACAGCAGATCGAAAGTTGGATTGATACAACAATAGTACAGCCTTTTAATAATTTTGTTGGTAATATTACAACAACTGCTACTGATATATGGAATAAAATTGTTGGTGGTGCTGTTAATGTATATGATACTGTTGCAAGTTGGGTTAATACAAACATCATTGTACCAATTCAAAACTTTCCATCAAAAATTGGTGAGTTAACCAAATCAATTCTTACAGGTATAGGTATTGGTGTAACAAGTGAAGATTTAGTTAATACTGTTTATAACTGGTTAGAAAATATATGGGCTGAAATTCAGAAATTACCAGAACATGTTTCCAGTTTAGCAGAAGATATTGTTAAAGGTTTGTTAGATGGATCATATCTTGATTTTGTGAAAAATTGGGCTGGCGGTGTATATAATACTCTTAGTACCGAGTGGCATAAACTTGTTACTGGTGGTGGTGGAGGTGAAGAAACACAAACAGCTAATGCACAAGGTTCACCTAAACCAACAACGACAACGACAACGACAACGACAAAACCACCTTCTCAAATAACAAATGCTCCTGTAATTGGCGGTACGTCAACGTATACAGGATTTTCACTTGAAGATTACCCAAACATGAGTTTTTCAGATGCATTAATAGCTGATCTTCAAAGAAGGAATGAAATTGAAGCACAGAGAAAAGCAGAAGCAGAACGTCAGGCATCAATACCTTCACTTGCTGATCTTTCTAAAGGTTCAACTACCCCGTTTACAGGTGGCGTTGGTGGTGGCGTAGCTCCTGTTAATGTAATGCAACCTAATGCTCCTATTGATCAAAATTTAATTAATCAAGCATGGCGTAGTGGTGGTACTGGTAATGTTGTAACAACTCCAACTAGCACTGGTCAAAAAGTAGTAACAAGTGATGTTGGTTATTCTGCTCCTGCATTGGGTAAATCACAACCTGCAACAACTGGTACTGGTGGTACTGGTACTGCTGCTGCTGAACAACCAGTACCAGAAGATAGTCCTTTAGAGCTTAACACTGCATACATAGCACTGGCTGATAATGTAAAGAAAGCAAAGGAATCCCTTGATGATTACAGAATGATGCTTATGACTACTGAAGGACAGGAGGCGTTAGCCAAACAAGGAACATTAGAAAGACAGAAGGTTATGGTTGATCTTGATGCTGCCCTTATCAAGGGATCTGCAAGTAATGCTGAATTTAGTAAACAGATAGCGGAACAGGGATTATTACAAAAACAGGCAGCGTTGGGAGCTCAAGAAGCAGATACCGCATTAATGAATCAAGCAAGTACTCTTGCAAAGAACATAGGATTTACAGAACGACAAAACGAGTTAATGAAAACTGGTATACCACAACTTATTGCATACGGTGAAGGTCAGCTTGAAATTGCAAATGCTGTTAATAAAGCAAGTCTAGAGGTTGAGAAAAGTAAGGGTAGAATAAATCAGTATACAGCAGAATTAGCAACAGGTGTACCACAAACAAACGCATATTCTCAAGCGTTACTTGACCAGCAAATGAATCACCTTAAACTTCAGGAAACGGTAGCAGGTATGATCGGTACCTATCAGGGAATGATGCAGGGTATGACTGATGCAACAACCAAGATGATGTTAAATAATCAGGCGTTTATGGAAGGTGCAACTTCTGCTGCTGCATGGGGTACGCAATTAATGACAGCAGAAAGCTCACAGGATGGGTTTAGAGCAGGATTGATTGAGGTTGCTGATGCACTTGGCGTACTACCCAAACAGTTTGAAGGAACAAATGAAGATTTCCAAGAATTTATTTCATTATCGACAAGAGCTGGTGAAGAATTCAAAGGGTTTATAGAAAATATAGAATCAGCAGCAGATTCTAAACTTGCTGATTTAGGTAAGTCACTTACTGAAAGTAACAAGGCATTTGAAGAATCGTTAGATAGTTGGGAAGAAGAAATGGGAGTTGAATTTGATGATTCTGTAAGAAATGTTTTTGAAAGTAATGCTGGTGTCGAATCTATCAGTCAAACCATGACCAACATGATGACTGCATTGGCAGCAGGTAAGGATCAGCTCACCAATCCAGAATTCTTTAACAGTGTAAGACAATCTTTTAAAACTAAATTTAAAGAAACATGGGATGATATTGAAAAAGAAACTACCCCTGCAATCGACACAATGTTCCAAAACTTGTACAATGTGATTAATAGACCGGTACCAATGACTAAAGAAGGTATTACTGGATGGATGGCTGATGTTCAAATTGAACTTAATAAACTCAAAAATGCGGGAGCTTTAACTTCAGAACAATTTGCAACTTCAGTTTCAGCAATGAATCAGGCTAACTTTAGCCTAGCAAAAGAAGCACTAGCAGATTTAGGTTTGAATATTGTTTCTGTAGATGAAAAGACAGGGCAGTTTGTAACTTCAACAGGTGAGCTTGTAGACATTGCAGGTAAAGCAGTTGATCCAATAACAGGTATGGCAACTGCAACTGATACATTTGAAACTTCAACATCAAATGCTGCTAATGCAGTGCAAACTTTAAACGGTCAACTGGAAACATTAACACAATATCAAGACAGGCTTACAGAAACCTATGCACAACCTGGTAATTCGTTTTATGATTCGTTAACTGGTTCTGGTAAAGAAGATATTAAAAATGATGGTCTTGTTAAAGCATTTCAAGAATTAAGTTATAATAAACAAACTCAAGATGGTACAGCAGCAACAACAGGCGGTGGAGGTGGACAAGGTGATCCACTGGCTTCAATGTCGCAATCGCTAGCACAGATTAAAGCAGAAATTGCAACAATCCCTGCTGTAATAACAGAAGCGTTCAATCAAGGTGTTAATAATGCAATGGGAATGTATAATCTATTAAATGAATATACTGTTACACTTGTTTCAAATATTAATGCTAATTTACAACCAGTAATAGAACACTTTACCGCAACATTCAATCAAGCAATTCAAAATGCAATGGGTACTTATAACATGCTTAATGAGTACACAATTGTACTTGTTTCTAATATTGGTTCTACAATTTCACAGGTAGCAGCAGATTTTACAACTCATTTCAATACAGCAGTAAATAATGCAATGGGAGTTTACAATTTACTATATCAGTATACACAAACTTTAGTTGCAAATATTGGAACAGAGGTAGGAAAAGTACCAGTTCAATTTACAACCGCTTTTAATGCAGCATATAGTGCTGCAAGTGGTGCTATGGCTAACATTCGGGCTAATGTTGCTACCGTAATGGGTCAGATAGCAACGGTAATTGATACTGTTCTTAGAGAAGCAGGTGGTAAATTTGCAACACTGGCACAGGCAGCAACTACCGCATTTCAGACAATTGATACGGGAGCAAGAACAGCAGCATATGCAGTTGGACAGATTGGAGTACTTGCAGAATCAGCAACAGGTGCGGTTAACGAACTTGCTGATGCATTAAATGCATTACCAAACATTGAAAGAACAATAACATACACGTATGAAACAACCAATTCCCCACCAGTGGGAGCATATGCAGGTGGTTCTTTCATGGGTAATGTAAACCAGAATGTAATCGTTGGTGAAAACGGTAGGGAATGGGTACAGGTTACCAGAATGGAAGAAGGTGGTAATCTTGGTGGTATGCGAATGGGATCAACCAACGAACAACCATTTATTACAAATGGTATGAGGCAAATGCGTTTAGCTGCTAATGAAAGAATTACGGTTGTACCATTAGAAGGAAGAAACGCATATCTATTTGGCAAAAAATACCCACAAATGAAAGGGTTACAGGAAGCATTTAAGTATGAAGCAGGAATTACAGCGGATGGTACAGTATTTGCTGGAAATGTTTCAATTAAAGGTAGCACGATAACTATCGGTGGAAGAATTATTATTGATCAAGGTTTCATTAAAGATTTTGGTAATGCGGTTAATGATTTCAGTAATTCAGTTAATGAATTAGGTGAAAATGTTCCATCAGGTACAGCAGGCGGTGGTAATGCAAATGTTTCCAATCCCATTATAGGAACAGGTGGTAAATCATATGTTCCAGGTTTGGGAAGATGTGAAGGTTGCCCTAATACTGGCAATGTTGGTGGAGGTGGTACCGGCGGTGGTGGTACTGGTGGAGGCGGTGGCACAGGTGGCACTGGCGGTACCGGTGGCAGTGGAGTAGGAACAAGAATAAACGGTTATAATGGAAACTTCAATTATCAGGTAAATGGCAGACAGTTACAAATAACTCAGGGAGTTATAACAAAGAACACTTTACAAGAATCTGATTGGGCTGGAGCTCAACAGGCATTTCAAACACAAACAGGTAAATCTTTACCAGCATGGAGTAGTGGTACAAATACAGGTGGTGGTACGGGTAACGTTGGTGGTGGCGGTACCGGAGGTGGTGGCACTGGTGGAGGTGGCACAGGTGGCGGTACCGGAGGTACAGGCGGCGGTGGAACTCAAACAGGACCACAGGCACAAAACTTACAGGCTTTAAAATACGCTAATAGTCAAACTTATGCTAGTGCATCAGCTCCCGAAGGTATGACGTTTCCTAAAGCTACATCAGGAAGAGCTGTTTACCAACAAACAGGAGCTAATACCCATCCTGAAGATTGGTTTATTTATAAACAAAGTAACGGTAAATTTGCTGTAAGAGATGGACAAAATAGAGATGTTGCAGTTGACTTTAATACTTTAGCTGAAGCTCAAAATTGGATTAATTATGTAATTACAGAAACAGAAAGAAAGAATCCAGGTATGGAAGTTGGTGATGCTACATTACCATTATACAGAGATGTTACCACAGGTAAAGTTTATTCTCAAGATATAAATGGCAATTTATATGAACAATCAGGCAACTATTCAGATTATACTGCTGATCCTACAACAAATGCTAGACCGATAAGACAAACAGGTGGTGGTTCAACAGGTGGCGGTACCGGTAATGTCAGTGGGTGGCAGCATGGAGCAGGTAATGTTAATGCTGCTGCTGCTGATTATGATACAAGTACAATTCAAACAAGTGGTAGTGGTAATATTTGGCAGGGAGCAAACCAAGATCCTGACACTTGGAAAGTTGTACCAATGACCAGTGATCCTAGTAAATTCAAAGTTGTTGATTCAAATAATAAGAATATTGCAGTAGGTTTTGAAGAAGAAGATCAGGCAGCAACATACATAGAAGAATTTCAAGCAATTAAGGCTGGTAATAATCCTAGCGTACCGTGGGGTGGTACTCCAACATCAGGTAGCGGTGGCGGTACAGGTCAAACCCCAAGCACAGGTGGCGGTACTGGTAACGTTACCCCAGGCGGTGGTGGTGGAAGTACAGGAGTTGGCGGTACAAGTGACTGGTCACATATTCAAACAACAGGCGGAAGTAAATGGGCAGATCCAAATAATCTTGGTCCAGTTGAAGATTGGCGTGTTGTTCCTATGCAGGATGATCCATCAAAGTACAAGATTGTTAACGGTGAGAATAAAAACGTAGCAGCAGGATTTAATTCAGAAAGCGAGGCAATAAAATGGGTTCAGGAAGTACATGAACCAAATGCAGTATTAGAAAATCCACCAGCAGGAGGTACAGGTTCAACAGGCGGTACTGGTAATACTCCAGGTACAAGTAGTGGCAGTGGCGGTACTGGTAATACTCCAGGTGGAGGTAACGTTACTCCAGGTGGAGGTACGCCACCAGCAGGAACAACACATTCAGATTGGAGTATGATTAAAACTAGCGGTAGTGGTGAAATTTGGCAAAATTCCAATCCAGATCCTAATACATGGCAAGTAGTACCAATGAACAATGATCCAAGTAAATTTAAAGTGGTTGATAATAATGGTAAGAACATTGCTACGGATTTCCCAACTAGAGAACTAGCACAGGAATATATTGATTATAAAAAAGGTGGTACTCCAACAACAGGTGGTGGAACAGGCAACCAAACTCCAGGCGGTGGTAACACTCCAGGTACGGGTAGTGGTACTGGTCAGACTCCAGGAACAGGAACAGGTGGGGGTGGTACCCCTGCAACTGGTGGAGGTGGAACAGGCAATGTTGGCGGTGGTGGTGGCATACAGCAATCACAGGTTGTAAGCCAAAACAGTATAGTCAATCAGGGAAACAATAGTAATGTTCATTTGCAGAGTGGTACTAACTCATCATTGCGTATTCAAAACGGTCAGGTAGTAGAAGCAACAGGAATATTTTCAAACTGGCAGGGAGGTTTGGGATCTGGTGGTGTTGGCAATACTGGTAATATTGGTGGTGTTACGAAAGTTATACCTAAAGCAATATCTGATTTAATGACCAGACCAGATTGGAATACTTTCACAGAAGCAGGAACGGATTTTATGGGTACAGGAGTAGGAAGAGATATATTCACAGATCCATTGATAAGGGAATTCGGGTTTAACACTGCTCCTTATAACACAAACAAAGGTGGCACAGGTGGCACTGGTAATACTGGTGGAGGTGGTGGCACTGGTGGCGGTGGTACAGGTGGTGGAATAGGTGGATTGTTTGGATGGATGTTTAAAATCTTTGAAGAAATGAGAAAAGCAATTGAAACGTTATCTGGAAAAGAGTTTAACACTGGTGCAATGTGGCGTGATGCATCCAATATTTCATTTCGCAATGTTGGATCATTCCTATAACCACATACTTTTTTATAATAACAAAATTAATTTTATATTATAAGTTGTCTGTTACTAGAGATCTATTAGCTCGAAGGTTACGAGCTCCACAGGAAAAAATGCTACATGATATTAATCAGATGTTAGCAGATCAGGCAGCAGAAAATATCAATGTAGTAACATCTAACTTAAAGGGTTATGCAATTAAACCAGCAACCACTACCAAATCAAGAGATAAGTATTATGCATATGTTAGACCAATAACATCAGATAAAAATTATTACACTGGTAAATACCCCGATTATGATAATTGTAGGCTTTTTATACGGAGTGAAAATTTTGGTAAGGTTTTTGATTATTCTCTTCAGGGTAATCAAGCAAAGGTATTATCTGATGTAATGATTCAGGAAGTACTAGTTCGTGAAGAAGAAAATAATATGCTTGGTGCAGAATTTGTTTCTTACTTTAATGGTAGTCATTGGATCAACGTTTCTGATGATAGAAAGATAAGCATTAAAGATATTATTGTTGATACCCCTGAAAAAGATGGTTTTTGTTTTGTTAAACGTTTTAATCCTCTTAGATATGGTAATTCTTCGGCTGATTCTATTGTATTAACACAAAAGACTGATACCAGCCAAAATAAATACGGTTATTCTCTTAATCTTGATGATAAAGGTAATCTTTTCTTTTATGTTGCTTTTAATTACAGGGTTTATCATGTTGTGTTAAAAGATGCATTTCAAATTAATTTGGGTAATGTAGATTTCTATTATCAGAACTTTAACCCCAAGAATTTCAAAACAGAAATTGATAGTGTAGAAGAATGGGCTAAAACAATGTATGATGTTGCTTGTTCATTTGACTTTACTACAAAAGAATGTAAAATAAGATTAAGATGGAAAGATAAAAATGGAGTTGAGCAACTTTTAACAGCATCATCAGTTAATTCTTTATCAACAAATTTACAGGTTAATCTACCACTTCAGGAAGGTAAATGGACAGAAACAGAAGATACCCCACTAAATGTTGTTTATGATTCTAAAAATAACTTTATTGTTCCAATAACTAACCCAACTTTAACAGGTACATGGCAAAATGATAATACTTTTAAAAATTCTAAAGCAGCAAGTGGTACTTACTTTTCTATTGCAAATCATGCATTACTAAACGGTTTCACAGAATTTACGATTTCATTATGGGCTAAATTTGATAATCTTACTAATGATGGTTCATTTCGTTCTTTATTTAATAAAGGATGGGGAGCTAATGGGGGGATTATTATCTATAGAGGTACCAACAGTGGTAATATATCGGTTGAATTTAGAACTGATGCAGGTACTAGACCGTCAGTAACTTTTACCAATGTAGTTCAAAGTCCTACTACATGGTATCATATTGTGGTTAGATGGAAATCAGGTGAGAATTTGAAAATGGCTATAAATGGAGTGGAATCTTTAAGCTCAATTACTGCTTCTGGTACAATTACAAGTAGTTCTAATTTAAGGGTACATGATGCTGTAACCGATGATATGACCATTGTTAATTTTATGATGTGGAATAGACAGATAACCCCAGCAGAAGTTGCAGACTTGTATTATTATGGACCGCATATGTCACAATTTCCAACAAATAAAGAACCGCAGCGTACCCCTTCTGGTTCACCAGCTCCTATTACAAACCCATTTGCAATACTTTATGATTTACCAAAAAAATCAGGTACACTTACATCAGCAGATTATACTTTTTTGAATAATCCAAGTGCAGCAAATCCTTTCGAGTCTAAATATAATATTGCTGCTGGTACTCCTGAAAATATTCCAAAAGTAACGCCTTACAACGTTCCTGATGGTGGTGGTACTATTGCAGATCCATATGTTTTGCAATCTGAGTTAACAACCAGTGATAATTCATATGTTCAACTTTCTAGTAATGACAACAGAGCTGGAGCTGTAGAAATTACTAATACTGGTAGTGGTAGAGGTTTGGCATTATATAATAAAGCATTTACTAAAGTAGGATTTTGGTTTAAAAGAGTTACAAGCTCAATTGGAGGAACTTTATATTGTAGAATATGGAATTCTTCTGATGCTGTTGTAGGAACGATAGGGTCAAAAACAAATCTTATTTCATTATTACCTACGACTGACTGGACCTATTTAGAATTTGTAAATAATGCTAATACTTACAAACTAACAGGTAGTGGTTATAAAATTGGAATTGAATATGTTTGGGCTAGTAGTGGCGAACAAATCAATATGCAACGAAGTAATGAAAATCTTGATTCTACTATAGCGATGGCTTCGATGAATTACGGATCGAGTGATTTTAACACTGGTACTGGTAATGATGTAGCATATCGTGTTTATACTGGTCAAGGTACTGCTGCTGCAAATCCTTGGTACTCAATGAGTTATGGAAACTACAAACGATTTGCACAGTATATTGGTACAGGTGATTCAATGATTGGGAAAGCTCCAAGTGAAGCAACATATAAAATGTATAGGGATTCAGGAACAATTTCAGGTAATCTTAGATGGAAAATTTGGAAGTCTAACGGAACAATAATAACACTTGCTGCTGCTGCACTTGCTGTATCATCAATAACAACCACAACGACAGGTACAGTATACACTTTTCAAGATTTTGATAATCCATATACACTTGCTGCTGGTGATCGTTTGGGTATAGAATGGGAATCACAACCACTTAGTTCTGCGAAAGTGTACATAATGACCAACTATAACAACAATGCAGGATCGAATAATTATAACGGTAATGCTTCATATTTCCATCTTTATCAATCATCATGGACTGGTGCAAACAGTCTTGATACAAGTGGCACATTAAGTTACGGTGGTTATTCATTTACCGCTATTTTTAAATTTACAAATACAGTTACAAGGGTAGGACAGAGAGCGGTAAATAACAGTGCATCATTTTGGAGTCAATTAATAACAAGAGCAGTACCAAAAATAAAAAGAACGGGTACTATACCAGCTCCATCTACCATAACCTGTACCATAAGAAGGCAATCAGATAATGCTGTTCAAAAAACAATAGGAACATTTGATGCTAATTCAATTTCAACTGCTACATTTGAAGATGTTCCGTTTACAAATATAGGTAGTGATTATATTATTGCGGTAGGTGATTATATCTGCTTTGAGCTAACAAGCTGTACTACAACACAGTATATTGAATTTGCAATTAACAAGGATGTAGGAACAAATACGTTATTAGTACAACATTCTTCTAATGTAACTTCTGATGTAGCACAGTATGATCTGTCTGGTCAATTTTACATAGGTGGGCAAATAGATGCAACAAGTCGTACAAGGGTAGGGCAATATATCAATACTCAAAATTCTTTGTTTATGACTACTGATGATAATAAGATAACCGTTTTAGAGGTACCGATGTATAAGCGAAATGCTCCAACAGGAATGATTTATTTTAACATCAGGGATGAAAATGATGTTGCAGTTAAAACATTAGGACAGATACCAGCATCAGGGTTATCTACCGATCCAGCTAATCCTACAATAGTGTATATTGAGGATCTCAATAATACTTACATTTTGGCAGCAAAGAATTTCATTTCAATTGAATTTGAAGGTGGGGATTCTGATGATCAGGTGGGAGTGCATACAAGAACATCAACATATGATGGTAACAATTCCTATCTTGCAAGATACAACGGTATTGATTATGATTATGATACTACAAAAAATCTAGTAGCATTGATAAAGACTGGTGGTAATACATACACTCCTGATCCAGCAGATTTACCCCCTGATATGCCACAGTCAGATACGGATCTTTACATTGGTATATCTGGTGATTTTGAAGGTGAATATACAATTGAGATTTTTGATCTCTTTGTATTTACAACTGAATTGTTAACCGATGATGAACTAGATAATTTTTACTTTACCAGAAATGATTTTGAAAGTAATGCATGGGATGAAATACTTATTACTAATCATTCATTCATTAACGTTGAGGAATCTTAAGAGTTGTCAGTTGTAGAAACAACATATCTTACTGGTACCAGAGTTACGGTAACAGGAGCAATGTTAAACAGGGTTTCTTGTATTTCAAAAATTGGTGATAATATACCCAACGTTCCAATGTCAGTTGGAGTACCATTAATTAAATGTCAGCAAGATGGCGGTAGTGGGTTATACAAGGAAAATAGACTATATCTAGCACGTTCCGATCTTTCAGGTTATGATCCAGTATTCCCAGTACATACCCACGATCCAGATAACGCTTTTAATGATGGTGGTAGTCTTTATGATATTTTAAAGGCAAATAGTTATCATATTTTAGATTATTTTGATCCTCAAATGCTTACAAAAAACTGGTATATAGAAAGTGATGAAGCAGCATCAATTGCAACGGTTGATGAAAGATTAAACGGTTCGTTATATATCAAGGGTACCAGCAATCAGGTTTCAACAGTAAACAAAGCATGGAACATTATGAAGGGAGGATTAAGATTAGATTTTTCATACCCATTTCTTTTCACAACCAAACTAACATTATCACATGATACCAGTTTAGTCTTACGAGCAGGGGTAAATATGGCACTGGTACAAAATACTGGTGGTTTTCAAAATCAGGTAGGTATAGAAGGATGTACTTCTTCTTCTGCAAACTTTCAGGTAGTAACAGCTAACGGTAGCAATGCAAGAACAGGTGCAGTATTACCTAGTGCTTCACTGAGTTACGGATCACCTAAAGGTTATAAAATAGAGTACCTTCCAGGTGATAGGGTATTATTTAGTGACGCATTGGGTAACGAAATATCAAAAACCGATGCCTTACCTACAATGAATTCAGGTAGTGATGGTGATGCAACTCTTAGATATGGATTGGTAACATCTAACAATGTTTCTAAAATACTAAAGATATTTTCAAGTAGGCTTGTTGGTAAAATATTTGATACTAGGGCTGCAATTGCGGGATGGTTATAATGAAGTGGTGGAAATACGTGCTTGTGAAAAGAAAGGCTGTGGTGTATTGTTTCCAGTATATCAAGATACCAACTATGATGAAAAATATTGTGTTAAACATAGGGGTAGGAGTTTAGAAAACCATGAGTGATATTAAATTTAAATTCTCAAATGAGAAACAGAGAAAAATAAATCGTGGTGGAACAGTAGATCCGATTGAAGATAACATTAGAAGAATGGGCAGGCATTACAGACATTTCAGGGTTAACCTAACCAAAGCAGATATTAGAAAAGTAAGATACCCTGAAGGAATAGAATATGCAACCTACCCATTGCGTGATGAACATAATGAATACATACTTCCACATGATCCAAGATATTTTAAAATAAAACCAATTAACATGACACTCTTTTGTAGCGAAAACCATCCATACATTTTATCAAGATTCAGTGCATGGGAATTAGATAATTTTCTTACAAGCATATTTGGTAAATACATAGTACGTGAAAATATTACTGTAAAAGAAGAGCCAGGTATCAAAGATTTATTGTTTACACATTCAGGATTAATAGAAGAAGCAGATCTTACAGTAAATCCACATGCGGTTAAACATGCTTTTAATGTTAGACCAATTGCACTATATGAGCAAGATATTGAAGAAATGAATCGTAAGCTTGAGATAATGGGCTATAAGGTTAAAAAAGAAAATGCAATTATGACAAGTCAAAAAACAATCAATTCCCCAAAGAAATTTTATTTTGAAGGAGCTGATTTTTAATACCATATGCCAGTTACCGTTAAAGAAAAACTTGTATTTGTAGCACAGAAGCATATTAGAATACGACAGTCAGGCAATCCTGTTAATGGATTGGGTGATGTAATGAATGTTGCAGAAATTGCTGAAACAGATTTACATAATATATTTCCTGCTGCAACTGATTCCGAAGCTCTTAACGGTATAACTGATTATCAATGTGTTTACATCTATAATTCACATCCATCAGTAACGGTAAAAGGAATTATCATGTATTCAGATAATACTACTTATTCAGGTGATCATATCAAGTTTGGTTTAGATCCTGCTGGGGTAGGTGATGGTTTAACCTTTGGAGTAGCACAAACGATTGCAAATAAAACAACAACTCCAACAGGTGTATTTTTTAAAGATGGTAGGAATAGAACGGATGAAGATGCTCTTATTTTACCAGATATTCCACCGTTAAAGGCAGTTGCAATATGGCATGAAAGAAGAATACAACCAAGAGCTCAGAGTGTAGAAGATAATAAAATGCGTGTTGTTTTAGATACATCCAATATTGTAGGTGATTACGGTATTGTATCAAAACCAGGAACATCTACAACAGCGGTTACGGGTCAAACTGAAACAACAATTGATTTAACAAATCTTATAAATTTAATTTCACTTGAGCATTGGCTTGATAATATTTTCTTTTTAGGTAATACAACTTCAGGTGATGATAGTACCCAGTGGATTAGAAACATGGGTACATTTTTGCTTAAAGATATTATGAAAATGGTATTTGGTTATCTTGATGTAATGAGTCATGCAAAAAGAAATCAATTAGTTAACGGAGTAGATCCAAAAGCTTATGCAGGTTATCAAAGTTACAATAAAAAGAATGTTAACTATACGATTTTAGACACATCAGGATTTCAGAAATATACCAATCCTTCTACACAATACAACAAGATAGCACAGTATCTTGAAAATGCAAACAAAAACCCAAACATTGATTTTATAGTTGTAATGATGGGTACAACTCCATATGCTTCATTACCCGATAATGATACAAATCCAAAAGTTAGAATAGATACGGATTTAAGAAAAACATACCATGAACTTTTTACCAAATGGGGGGTTCACCTAGTAATAGGAAGTGGTATTAACAATTATCAACGCCACCATGTATTAGGGTTTAATGCTGCTGCTCCTGATTCACCAAACCAACTTTTAACTACTCAAGCTCCAAATTATGTAATACCAGTAGGTGAAAAGAATTTTAAAGTTGGCAGTCTTTACCTCAATGTTGGATCGGCAGTAGCAAAACCAATTCATAATGTACCAACTCCAAAACCATATTCTGTTTTTACATATGTTCCTAAAGGTGTAGGTTATCTCAAATTATTTACAACACAAAGAACAAGCACAGCAGAACCAATACTAGAAGGAAGATATTTTGATTATTATGCAGATCCACCAGAACAAGGGAGTGTAAACCCAAAGAAAACTGTGCATCTTGTAGATAGGTTTACGATTACATTTGAGGCTGAAGAAGAAACTTAATAGTTTGAACAGTTCAAACAAAATTTGAACTGTTATCTTTATTTAATCTAATCGTTAATATTCTCAAATATTTACAAAATCAAAACTTATATACAGATCATATAGTGTGATTTAGAATGACCGTACCAAAGAAAAATGAGGATGAAGAAGAGGAAGAGATCGAAATTCCTATAAATAATACCGATAGTACAACAGATCAGTTTAAAACAGATTTTGAATTAAAAATTGATGAAGCAAAGGAAGCAGAAACTACCGAAGAAATGGAATATGAAATTATTGCAGGTTACAAGCAGGACAGGGTAAATGAAGATATTGAATCCTTTATTGGAATTGAAAAGTATTCACTGCAAATTGCTGAAATTGTGGCACAGCAGCGGAGTAGTTTGATAGTCGATTTTAATGATATTTTTAATTACGGACATTCTATGTATGATAAACTAACAGAAAACCCCAAGATTTTTTTAAAATTCTTTCAGGAAGTTTTATACGAATTAGATAATAAAAACGGATGGGGTTATTTTTCACCAGATAAATTTTTTGCAATCAGAATATCTAATTATGTTAACAATAAAGATATAGCAAAAATTCGAGTTGGTCTAAACAACCAGTTCATAACATTCAGGGGTATAGTTCAACGACAATCAGAGATCAGACCTTACGTATTGAAATTTTACATGAGATGTCCAAAATGTAAACTGGGCAGGTATACCGTTTACCCCGAAGCAGAATGTATGAGGTGTGATAATAATCCAAGAATGATACCAATAAAAGATAAACATGTTTATACCGATTCTGTTATGATAAAGGTTCAGGAACTAAATGAAGATTTACGTGGAGCATTACCAAGAGCTGTTGATTGTGTGGTTGTAGGTGATCTTGTTGATGATATAAAGGCAGGTGGTAAATTAACCATTACTGGATTTGTAGAACTGAGGGAAATTAAAAGTGCTATGAGTAAATTTTTGAAATTCTTTGTACTGGTTAATGTGAATAATGTACAGCCTATTGCTACAAATGATCTTAAACTGGAATTGGAAGAAACTAAAATTACAAAAGAAGATGAAAAAGAAATTCTTGAATTTAAGAAAAAACCACAGCAGGAACGATTGGACATTTTACAGGCTTCCTATGCTCCTGCTATCTTTGGGCATTTTGATGTAAAATTAGTGTTACTGTTAGCTCTAATTGGTGCAGGTAGAATTATTGTAGAAGGTGTATTAATTCGTGATAGAATACACGTTCTATTAATTGGTGATCCGAGTATTTCCAAAACCCAGCTTTTAAAATTTGGTGAGCTCATAACAATAGGATCATGGTATGCTTCTGGTAGTGGTACAAGTGCAACTGGTTTAACAGCAGCAGCAATTAAAGAAAGTGATGGAACGTATGCACTTCAACCTGGGTATTTGATATTTGCCAACGGATCAGTTCTATGGTTTGATGAAGCTGATAAGGTTAAACCTGATGTTTTAAGCCATCTACATCAATCAATGGAAGATGGTTTAGTATCACTTGCAAAGGGTGGACAGATTGCTACTTTAAACGCTAACACTACAATAGTAGCTGCAATGAATCCAAAGAATTCTAGATACGCTTTAGATTTACCTGTTAAAGATAATATTGATGATGAAATACCCGATTCATTTCTAACAAGATTTGGTTTTATTTTTATCATGCTTGATAAGGTGGATGAAAAACTAGATAGAAAAGTATCAAAACATATTGATTCGATCATAATTGATAGGGTGGTACCGAATTACGGAGTTGATATTATGAATACCGTTCAGCTCAGAAAATATCTAGAATATGTTCATATCAAAGATATTGATCCAGATTTTACAAGAGAAGCAAGAGATAAACTAGAAGATTACTATATTGAAAAGAGAAATAAAAGTACCCCTGATACGCTAGCCATAACCGCAAGAATGAAACAAGATATGCTTAGATCTTGCAGGGCATTAGCAAGACTATTACTAGATAGAACGGTTGATCTTTTTCATGTTGATATAATTATTGGACTTATGGATCGTATGTTTGAAACAGTGCTAAAGGATGAAGATGGTAATTATAACGTGCAGCAGATAGTGGGTAAAACCGCAGGGAAACTAAAAGGTGCAAAACTCTTGCATGATATATGTTATCAAATGGTTGTAAAGGAAGGTACCCCTATCAACCGAATACCTAAAACTAAACTGCTGAATATACTGGTTGAAGTGTATCATAATACTGAAAAGAAAGCAGCAGAGATGATTGAAAACGCAATCTTTGAAGGCATACTTAGAACAGCAGGTGAAAATAGACTGGAATACCTGCATAACTTTTAGGGTGAATATATTGAAAGATAAAATTGATGGATTGATTAAAGTGGCATGTTATCTTTACAATACCAAATCAGTAACAATAACCCTTAAAGATCATCTAATGTTAAAAGATAAGTATTATGTAGAGGATGAAAGCGTACGCGTTCCATTCTGGTATGCCAAACTTTTGTATAGAAGGGGAATAACACAACCGATCAGGGAATTGATTCAATATGAAAAAAGATTTTTACGTGCTATTGCAGATCAGAAAATAAATAGATCACAATTAATTACAGTTGATCAGGATTTTTATTTTGAATTTTTTGATTATTTCAAACATATATTGAAAAAAGAAAATGATAGGCATGAGAAATTGAAAAAACTTAAAGAGTTCAAAAACCAAAGAGCTTCTATTATTATGAATTTATTACGGATGGAAAAACCCGATATGAAGCAAATAATGAATATGACATTTGAAGAATCAATTTTTTATGTTAACACAATTAAAAACAAAAATCAACCGTATTTATTTTTTAATAAATTAACCCAAGAAGGAGGTGATAATGTAGTTGAGTAATAGTAAATATGATTTTCATGGATTAGATAATCACGATCAAGAAGAAGAAGAAAGAGGTGGTGAAATAAACTATGATCAGGAACAGAATTTTACCAGAGAAAAGGAAGTACTAGAAGATAAAACAACTGTTAAAACCACAGTTGTAAGTATGGGAGGAAGTGACATAGCAAGAGGTGAAGAGTTACCTGAAGAATTGGCAGCAAGGCTTATCAAACCACCACAAACACAAGATGTTTCTATTTTTTCCTGTTATCAATGCAATATTGCGAATGTGAAATTATTGCCAATAATAACCGAAGAGCAGAAACGAGCCTATTCTTGTTTTAGATGTATATCTAATGATATTTTAGATATTCATTTTGAAGAATTTCTTAATGGAAATGATACTTACATTGGTGTATTTCATAATTATTTAGACAAGCAAAAAGCTTAACCTTTTTTATTATACCATTTCGTTTTTATTATTATTAATGGCAACAAAGCTGAAAAAAGTAATTAATCCTTTAGAAACAAGTGAAGAGCTTGTAGGTGCTGAATTTACAAATCAGTTAGTAGATTTATTACATGGAGTTTCTCTTGATGTTGATGAAAATGATTTAGCAGTTAATACTATAATTCGATTCTGGAAAAATAAACTTGCGTTATTTGATATTAATCAAACTCATTTATTTTTATTTTCAACGGAAGAAATCAGTGATGAAGTAAATAAAACGATCTTGTGGCGTGATATTACAGAAGGTAATACCGATTCACCAGTTTATGAAGTTGAACCTCAAATTCTTTTAAACAAAACATTAGGTGTTGATGGAATAGGCGGTACAAATTTAGGTGAAGATTTGGATGCTTTAGGGTTTACGGTTAACAATCTAGGTAAGTTAATGATGCATGATATGGGTGATCGAAACATCAACGTTTTGTATGCAAACGGTACAAATCCTAATACAGTATGGGATTTTATCAAAGGGTATAACACAGAAACATACGCTGCATTAAATTCTGCAACAGATATTAAAGTTAGATTTGGGTGGCAATCTGAAATAGATGTTTACGAATGGTGGAGTGAAACAACAGGATCAAATATTAAATTATTATCACTAGCTCCCACATTAGCAGAGTTTAACGTTACTGCCATAGATTTTAAAGATGCAACAATAAATAATTTCCAACAAAAACAAATTGAATTTTTGGATGTAACAAGCGAACCAGTTGGCACTTCAACAGTGGACTTTTTTTATAGAGAAGATATAGATGCAAATAATCACAGGGGTTATATTTCAAAGTTTGAAAACGGTGTACCGGTAAGGATCAGGGTTTACTAATGTCATTAAACACATATGCAGGATTATTAAAGCGTGGCAATGATGCAAGCAAACCAGATCCTACATATTGGTTAATTGGATTTTTATATCATGCTATCGATACAGGTAATCTATACTATTATCAGGATTCAACAACTAGGGTACTTTTGCAAGGTGCAGAGAAAGCAGAGATCTTGAAAAATAAATCAATTAATTTTGCAGAAAATAATGTATCAGGTGTTATTAAAGATCCGTTTACCTCTATGAAACGAGAAGGTATTTTTGTACCTGCTGCAACTCATAATGCATCTTTTCAACTTGCATTAAAAGGAGCTCCTTTAATCGGAACGTATACACTTGTTAAAGATGGTGCAGAAGGGTATGTTGGTAAATTTGAAGGTAATACATCAGGTAAAGCTGGTATTGTTTCAAATCCTACAACAAGTTTTGTAACAAGACGTGGTTATAATCCTAGAATAAAAGCAAGGTTTAAGGTACTTGATCCAGCAACGCAAATTACCGTTTTTGGTTTTGCAAGTGCTTTACCTTTTGGTAGCGGTTCTGCTCTTGATAATAGTACCGCTGGTGCAATAATAGCACAAAGTACCGGAAGTGCTGTATATATAATACGTAATGGAATTGGTGATGGTGTTACTCCTGCTACAAATTTTAATACAACTACGAATAAAGCAACTGGTTATGCAAATTATGAAATTCAAATGGATGCAACTGAAATTAGATTTTATATAGATGGTGTTTTAGTTAGAACAGTAACTTCAAATTTACCTGCCTTAGATAGAGATATTTACCTTATTTTAGGACATGAAAGGAGTACCTTTGTACGAGATATTACTTTATCTAAAATGTATTTCAGTGATGATATACTACCATGAAACATTACATAAATAGAAAAACAGTAGAAAATAACGAACTTCTACCTTCTGCTGCATACTTGCAGGATTGGATCACACATGAGGTTGACACTGGTAATGTCTTTATGAGTAATGGTACAGTAATTACAAAAGTACAGGGAGCAGATAAAACTGAAACATTAAAAAATAAACAACTTGAATTATTAGATAATAATTTTACAAACACAAATGGAATTATTGATAATTCTTTTCTTTCTGATATGGAAATAAAAGGTGGGGTTGTACCAGCAACTACAATTTCAGATTCATTTTATGGTATTTTAGAAGATAATGCTGTTTTACAAAATCCAAATAAACCAGTTACAAATGCATTAAATCAAAATTTTGATAGTGTAGTTTTAGAATTTAGAACTGGTGATCCCGATGGAGTAATGGGTTTTGTTTCTCAGTACCCTTACTTTAGTCGTGAAATGGGTTTTGAAGTAAAATCTATTATTAAATCAGTATCAAGAAAATTGTATTATGGATTTTCAACAAGTAATGTTTTGGATTTAGATTCTGCATGTGTTTTTATTGGATTCGATCAAGATTCAACTCATTTTACAATTTACTCAAGCAATGGATTAAACAACAGAACAGAAGAATTTACAATACCAAAAGATGTTTTTGAACATACAGTAGAAGTTATTTTAAGAACTGATTCAATTATTTGTAAGTTAGATGATGAAGAGATAACGTTAACTACAATTAGAATACCTGCAATTACAGATCAATTATATCTTCACTGTTATGGTATAGTCTAAATCACAAATATTTAATAAAGAACAACTTTCTATTTTGTTATATATGGCAGCAATAATTGGGAATAATCCCCTTGTGTGCTACTTACACGATAATTTCACAACAGAAGATATTAATGAATGGAATCAACACTGTTTAGAAACAGGTCATACAATGAGTGGTGAAACTGCTTGTATTGATTGTGGGGTTAGTTTACGTTTTGAAAATGTACCATTTCAACCAATTACCCCAACTGGTCACAATATAAGATTTAGATGCGACACATGCAAGCAAAAAGAAATAGATAGATTACAAAATGGAGGTATTTAATAAAAATGAGTTTACAAGTAATAGAACAAAGTAAAATGATGCTGGGTAAACCAGCAATAGGACATGAGCAAGATAGAGCTCATAGTTACTGGTGTGTATCAACATATGATAAGGAAGGTAATTTAAAAAAATTATGTGCAGATTTTGATCATAATGTAATACCTTCTGCTTTTATTGATAAACTTCATAAAATGGCGTTTCAAGATATTACAGCATCAGAAAGAGGCTTTGGTACAATTGCCCTAACTGCTGATACCACACAAACACTAAACGCATCAGTAACAGCATTAACTGGTGAAATTACAACAAACGGACTTGCAAGAGTCAACGCCACAACAAGAACACATACCAACGGTACTAATTCTTCATTGGTGGAACATACCTTTACCCTAACAGGATCACAATCTGATATTACACGTGCAGCATTGTTTAATGTTAATACTGCTCCTGTTTCTGGTACTATTGGACCAGTGGCAGCATTTTCTAATGGTGCAACGGGTGCAATGGTAAGCGGTGAAACTGTAAAGGTAAGTATAACTATCACAACTTCTTAATTTTTTTAAGTAGCACTAAATAAATATTATAATTCTTTAAATATAACAGTTTGTTATTGTAATATAATGAGTAAATCTAAATTAGTCATTACAAGTGTTTTACTTGTAGCAATTCTTTCACTAGCAATTAGTGGTATTGTTGCAGTTGAGGATGTAGAAGCAAAAAAGAAAAAGAAAGTAAAAGGTACAAATGGAGCTAATGGTGCAAATGGAGCTGACGGTACAAGTACTGGAAACGTTAGTGTAAAAGGTACTGATGGTGCTGATGGTCAAAATGGTGGTACTGGTCAAAATGGTGCTGATGGTGCATCAGGACAGGTTGGTATAAAGATTAATACCAAATAATTTATTTTTTCTTTTATTTAAAAACAAATCATTTTTTAACTTTTAACCCCTAGATTTTTTAGGGCAATATTGTGACTAGATTATATCTTCGTAATAAACTTGATACTACTTCTAATTTACCAACTGCTGAACAGGCTTCTTTAACTTCTGTTCGAGATTGTATGCCTCAAACTGACAATTTGGGGATGTTTACAAACAAGGGTATAATGCCTGCTAATGCTAATATTGCTTCTTTTTCGTATACTGTTGCTGTTAAAGAGGTGTATATTGGTAGATGGGTTTACCCACTTACCACCGTAACAAGTCTATCTGCAAATACTTGGACATTATTACATAGTTCTGGAACGGGAAACAACATTCACAAGTTTGCATTAGATGCGAATAAAAAAATTTATATTAATTTGTATGTTTGGCGACCAGGAACGGGAAAAATTGCAACTGTTTTTGAAGGTGATAGTAATGCAACTACCGCATCCATACCACATGCTTCTGCTATTTACAGAAATACGTTTTCAGGTTCATCAGTATCTAGTATTCAAAACACTGACTTTTTAGTTTTAGAATTATGGAGTCATACAAGCTCGTCTACTGGTGGCAATCAAAATGCTATGTTTTATTATAATGGCACTGATGATACAAGTGCAGATGGAACATCATCAACAAATGCAGCAGCGTATTTGGAAACGCCACAAACTTTACCCACTTTAGAATTTAATCCTACAAAATTATACTTTCATGAAACATTATCTGATGTAAGCGGTACGTTACCTTCATCAGAACAAAATACCGCAATATCTACAATAGAAGCAAATGTTGATGCACAAACCGTTAACAGAACAATGAATGATACTATAGGAACTTCGCAAACTTCTAAACAACTTTCAGTACCTACTGTTTCAAGTACTCGAAATTATTATTTTACTCGATTTGTTTCCCCACCATTAGGAGCTCAAACAATAAGTGCTGGTGATTGGGGTTTAAGTTTCGCAGTTAAAGAAAGTGCTACTTCTGTAAACTTTCCTGTTTCAGGTACAAATCATACTATTCCCATTACCTGTTACGTGTGGCGACCTTCAACAGGTGAAAAGGTTGCAGATATAAAAAATGGTTCATCTAGTAATACATTTTCAGAACCTAGTTCTGCTAATTCTGAACAGTCTGAATTTGGAACTTTTGCTGGATCAGAAGTTACATTGCAGGCAGGTGATGTTATTGTTATTGAATTTTTGTTTTCATTTAATCACGGTACTACTAGCGGTAGAACTGCAACCTTATATTATGATGGAACAACAGAAGAATTTACAACAAGGACTGTTGTATCAAGTATTGCATCCTGCTTAATTGTACCTGCTACATTAGATTTTACTTCACTTAGAAATCTAGAAAGAACTATTTCAGATAGTATTGGTATATCTGATATTTCACCTACTAAATTACGGAATAAGGTTAGAGAAATAGGGAGTGTATACGATTCTGATAATTTTGAAAGTGGTACTTATTCATTTACAGAAGGTGGAACATCACCTAATGGTAAATGGATCAATCAATATCTCGGCGGTACCGGTTCTGCTAGTGGGGTTAGACTTTCTGCTTCTGTAGGTAATAATGTTATGTGGCAAAAACCACAGGTATCAACAGCTCAATTTGAAACTCATGCAACTTTTACATTATTCAATACTACATATTCGGATTTTGATCTTACGGTTGATTTACGAACTATTTCACAGTTACGTCAAAATTTTACGCCTAATAGTTGGGAAACTGCTTGGATTCTTTTTAGGTATACTGACAACTGGCATCATTATTATCTTGTATTAAAAACAGGTGGTATTGAGCTTGGAAGAAAAGATTATGCTACTCAGATAGAACAGCAGATATTTCTTGTTACTAATGCAACTCCATTTACTGTTGTTGGTAGATGGGAAAATGTAAGAATTAGAGCTGTTAAGAATAGATTTACAGTTTGGGTTAATGGAGTTTTTGCTTTTGATTTTACTGATGATGGATCAGTTGGTTATGATAGTAATACGGGTGGATTACCAGCATTTCCTAGTGCAGCAATGTTTAGTGGAAAAATAGGTTTGTATAATGAAGATGCAGAGGTTGAATTTAATAATTTTATAGTTGCTGAAACACATGTAATAACAATATCAGAAGCAATTTCTAGATTAAGAAATTTAAATCAAACAATGACAGATACAGTTGGTCCAATTGCTAATTCTAATAACAGATATAGGGGTAAAAATTCTGGATTTACCGATAATGTTGGTCCAATTGCAGATACAAATTCTAGATTACGGGGTTTAATACAATTATTTACAGATAACATTGGTCCAATATCTGATTCAATGCCTAGATTAACAAATAGACTTAAAACAATTACCGAGAATATAGGTACTATTTCTAGTAATCATACTAGATTAAGAGGATTATTAAAAGTATTTACCGATAACGTAGGACCGATTGCAAGCGTTCATGATAGATTCAGGCATTTTAATAAATTCTTTACAGATAACATAGGTCCTATTGCAGAAACTATTGCTAAAAATACCCAAATGGTTAGAACATTTACAGAAAATATTTCTATAACATCAGATCATTTTAGAATAACAGATCGATTTAAAGGCTTTACAGAAAATATTACAATTACTGATAATCATGAAAGGTTAAGAGGATTTGTTAAATTATTTACTGATAATATTGGACCGATTGCATCAAACCATACAAGATTAAGAGGATTTAGTAAAACAATAACAGAAAACATAGGTCCAATATCTGATACTACTTCAAGGTTTAAGGTTCTTTTAATTAGAACAATAACAGAAAACATTACAATTGCATCAAACCATTCACGATTACGTGATCTGTTAAAAGATTTTACAGAAAATATTGTAATTGAAGATCTTCATGTTCGCTTACGAAACAAGTTAAAAGATTTTACTGAAAACATTACAATAACATCAGTTCATAACAGGTATAGAGGATTATTACAATCATTTACAGAAAATATTGGTCCTATTACATCAGTTCATTTAAGACTTGTTGATAGGATTAGAACCTTTACAGATAATATTACAATAGCATCCGAACATTCAAGGATTAAAACAATATTACCTAGATTAATAACGGAAGATATAGGTATTAATTCTACTGTTATATATTCAATTGTAAGAAGTTTCTATATAAAATTACTAAGGATTAAAACAAATAAAAATAATATAATATAATATAATTTTTTATTTGTATGTTATGTGTTCGATTGCTCTTGCTACAAATGTACCGTTTGGTGTTTGTATTATAGTTAATGGTACTCCTTTTTCTGGTCGCCAAAACGGTTGCAGTTTGAATGTTTTACCTGCTAAAAAGTCATCAAGTGTTTGGACATGTGACCCCCATTCATCAGCATACCCTGTTTTTTTCTGTCCAAATTGACTTGAAGGTTTAGATTTATTTTCAACTTCTTTAACTTCTTCTGAAACTTCATCATATTTTATTTCTGATTTGGTACTCAGGGTAGAATTATCTGGATTGTCTTGATTTATAAAAACATTATACCATTTATCTTTAAATTTCAATGATTCCATTTTTCCAGTAGCATTTGTAATTTTATCTAATACTGCTGTCTTGAGTTCTGAATCTAAGATCTGGTTGTAAAAAATACTTTCAAATCCTGTATCATACCCACCAGTGGCAGGCTTCATTACCCATTTCTGACCTTGTGCATCCTCATGTATTCTTTTTTCACCTTGTATATAATAGCGTGATTTATTAGCCTTCTCGCTATTTTCTTGGCTTTCTAAATTATTTGATGTTGACATTTTGTGTCAACATTACGATTATATTATATAGTATATTAATATTGCTGGTGAATTTGGCAGTTTTACACAAATACAAATCTTTTATTTTAGGTAAGTGTAATTGTGGATGTAATGAAGATATACCATTATATAATTTTGGTGCTAAGAAGTTTAGAAGATTTAAAAAAGAGCATATTAATAAAAATAGGCGACAACCTAAATTTGTTAAAATTTCATCTTCAGGTTATTTAGTTATATGGAATCCTATTTTAAAAAAACATGAAAAAGTACATAGATTAGTTTATGAAGCATATCATAAATGTTGTTTGTTAGAATGGACTGTAATTCATCATATAGATGGAAATAGACAAAATAATGATATTACAAATTTAATGCCAATTCGTGACGTTTTACATCTTTATTTAGAACAAACTAATGCACGTTATATTAAAAGTTTAAAAAAGGATTAAAATATATGCCACATATAAATAATCTTCGTAGACAACGTGGGTACTCTTGGGAAACATCTATCGTTGATTTTTTCAATTCTAAAATGGGCTATGTTTCTAGACGTTTAGGAGGATCTAGCAGTGGTTTACCTGATATAATAACTACACATAACGATAGTGGCACTATATATGTTTTTGAAGCAAAAAGTGTAACAGGAACAGTTGCGTATATTCCTAATGACCAAATTACAAGATGTTTGGATGTTCTAAAGATGTTTGAATATTACCCTAATAGATGGATGTGGTTTGCTTTTAAATTTGGAGTAAATAAGGTAGATTATCAGAAAAGAAAGAAAACAAACGAAAAAACAAAATTTTATTTCTTCAAGGTTACATTAGTTTCAAATCTAGAAAGTATACGGTTTGTTTCATGTAATTATAACGGTGAACTTTCATTAATGAAACATGAAGATTCTATTGATACTCCATATATGGAAGCTTGGCAGTATACAAAACTAAATGACTTGCTTGTAGAAAATGCTTCTAAAAGAACCAAACAGGCAACATTAATTTAATTTTGCGAAGATCTTCTTCGCAAACTAAACAACGTTAAACATACTGAGGTTTTTACCACTACCCCGATATGTTAACCAACTTTTTACTAGAACATCATCACGTTCCATATTACCCTTACTTTTACAGTGTCTAACATCTATCGGAGCTCCTTCTAAATGTCTAAATATAAAATCTTCTCTAGTCATATCTAGTTTCATATAATCACCTTCAAAATATTCTTTTATTTCTTCTTCACCAATATGATCCCTAACCAATCCTACCATTACAGAAATAGGGAAATACTGCACTGGATGGTTACCTACTATTGATCTTTTAAGTTGTAAAATTTTATCACCCAATCTTGCTTCTGCAATTTTACGGGCAAATACAAAATTGTTACTTTTAGAGAAATAAACTAACACTCCATCTTTGAGTAATTGTTTTTTCTGTTCATCAGAAATTTCTTTTAATTTATTTTTCAATATCAGATGTTGATTAAATTAGTATATATTTTTATTCAAGCGAATTACAAAAATTATAGTGGTTCTTGATCAGCTAGGCATAGCCAAACAATTACCCGATTCTATGAACAATCCTCAAAATATCTTTATAGGAAACATAGAACATCTTACAAATAGGGTAAGCCTAGCTGGTGCTTTATCTGGTATACATCAGATAGATGTAGAAACAGGAACAATTGGTTTTTTAAATGGAAATACCAATGCGATTTTAAAATTTAGAACAACTTCAGGTTATTCACTTGGTAAGGTAAGTAGGGATCATGGTGAAAATCATGCTAACGGATTCATGCAAGATCCATTGGATTTTAGAAATTTTGAATTTTCAACTTATATTTTTTTAAACAATGCAGTTTCAAATGGTTATTTTAGAATACAGGGAAGAGGTGGTGAACATTATGGAAACAGAAATTTAGAAGGTACGGCAGTTGGTATTGATCTTGGTTTTGATGGTAGGATTCGAGCCTTTAAAACACGAAGATACCCCGATGTAAATAATTTTACCGAATGGCAAAACGGAATAGGGGATTTAGAAGGTAGATGGGTAGGCTTTAAGGCTATTTTTTATAATGTAAACGATAATGAAGCGGTAAAATATCTGCTTTATCTTGATACCGATCTATCTAACAAATGGGAAAAATTTTTTGAAATTGTTGATGATGGTAAGGGAGTTCTAGGCGGTGCTGGATCAGTTGGTAATGGTGCAATTGGTCAACCTATAACATGGGGTGGACCTTTGGTATTTTTTAAATGGTTTGGATGTGCAGATCCCGATGGCGTTTTACTTCAGAATATTTCTTTAAGGGAAATTGATGCAACAACAGTTGGTGGTTCACCATCCATACCTACTACCCAGCAACAGAAAACAGAAACCCCTGAAGGCACGTTAGAAGATCCTGACTGGTTAGAAAAAATCAGCGGTGATTCCCCTGCTACAACAAATCTGTTTGGAGTTCAAAATATCTATGCATACGGTGATATAATTTATGCTCCTAGTGATTGGACATTGCAACCTGGTGAGGAAACAACGCCTGATGAATAATAGTAAAGAGGTACGTTACTGAAATGTCAATGTCCATTGATAAAAGAAGCGATGGTACGCGTTTCAACTGGACAGGCTTAGGTAGTCGTTACGCTAGTTGTGAAATGATACTTTACGTTAGACATCCTTGTGGATCGTTTGGGGATGAGGTATCAGGCAAAATGGGCGGTGGAAAACATAGCTCGGGATCCAGACCGCGTTGCTATGATATAGGTGTAGATTCTGACAATGGCAACACTAGGTTAAGGGTTGAAGATAAACATCCCGAATATGATACTGTTTCAAGTAATCGTGGTGATGCTCCTAATCAGGGAGTAGGATTAGGTGGTAATTGGATTGGTTACTGTTTCATAAAAAGAAACATGAACGGTTATGTTCTTTTACAGGTATGGCAGGATGCAGGAAATAATAACGGTTCTACTCCTGCTAATGCTTGGAAATTAATTGGATCATGGAATTGTTCTAACCCATACTGGCCTAATCCACCAAGTGATCATCAAGAAACAGTACGTATTGATAATGTGGATTGTTTAGAACATAAATGGGGATCGTTACGTGAAATTACTGGTAACGCTTCCACAACTCCAGGTACAGGTGGAGTTGGTGGCGGTACAACTGGTGGTGGAACAATTGGAGGTGGTACTATTGGTGGCGGTACAACTGGCGGTGGGCAAGTGCCAGGCGGACAGATACCAGGCGGTGGATCGTGGGGTACAGGTGGAACAGGTGGAGTTGGAGGATCAACAGGTGGTGGTATTGGTAGTGGTGATGGTAGTGGAGGTACCGGTACTGGTGTAGATACTCCAAATCCTGCCGAGAGTACCGTACTTTATGAACGAAAAGAATACTGGATTCGGTACAACATTAATTTTATTTCAGGTGATGCATGTGGTGTTGGTAAGAATCCTCAAACATCACCACTTGTTGCAGTGTATAAGGTACAGGGTGATGTGTATGTTGAAGGTAAAAATTACAGTCGTGTTGGTATTCATATTGCTAAAGAAAATAAAGACAATCCTGCTGAAACTTCAAGGTTTATTGGATTACCACCTATAATGGCAATGACACTTGTTTTAAGACGGGCAGGTACTAACTCTATGAGTGGCAATATTAACATAAGAATTAGAGATAAAAATTATAGTATTGTAGCAGAACTTGGAACAATTGCGATCACAGCAGTACAGGCTAATGATCTATCATTTCCTTTATCATTTCCAAATAACCTTAGAGATCTAAAAGTGGGTGATCATCTTTCAATAGAATATGATGGAAATAACCAGACAGATTACCTTAGAGTAAAGGTTAATCAGTTTGAAAAATTTGATGGTGCATTGACAAGGATGTTTGTATATGATGGTAATGCATACATCTATGATGATTTTGCCGATCTAGCTGCCGAGATAAGTGTATAGTCGACTATACAAGTAGTTCTTATAAAAAATGTTTTATGTAGTACTTGAAAGTACTACATTAAAAAATTAATCCTCAACTCTAGGAGCAAGTATACAGACAAGATTACCTACATCATTACTTTCTTCATTGATATAATAGAATGAAACTGGTAACTTATCATTATATCTTATATCAACCTTTGAATAGGCTTTTGATTCAGTAACCAAGTGATTCAAAAAGTCCATAGAATAGAATCCTTCAATTTTTTCTGTGCCATCATGTTCTTTTTCTGACATATCGACAAAATCAACAGTTTCAAATTTGTTTATTTTTATCTTCTTTCGTATGTTGTTCTGACTTGTTGCTTCAAAGTTTAGTTGTGTTCCACTGTTTGTAATTTTAATTGCATCAGCTTCATAATCGTTTATTTCATGGATGCTATCAACAAGGTTTTCTATTTCCATTCTTGCAAGGGGTATATCATTTCCATAGCCTAAGTCTGGTATGTTTATGTTTTGTTCATAATTAAATGCTGGAATTTGAATTTCTTTTATTACTTCATTGGTATCATTACTTGTTATTATAAAGTTGATTCCAAGTAATTCACCACTTTTATCTGTTTCAGCATTTACCGTTGTAGTGTTATCTTCAACTCTTGCTAATATTTTTGAAACATCTTTTACCGATAGCTCAAATGTTTTATCATTGAGTGGTTTTGCTAGACTTTCAAGTTTGTAATGCTTGTTGTTTCTTAAATCCAAGTTAGCCATACATACATGACTTGGATCTATGAATTTTAGATTCATTGTATCATTATTAACGGTCATGGCAAATTGCTCTTGATATTTTGATGCAACCTTTAAGAATGTGTTTATTTGATCTACTCCATTTTTGAGTAATTCTATTTTCAATTCATAAACTAAAGATCGATGTGATTATATAAGTTTAATTATCACATAATTTTATTATGACGGTAAGTAATGAGCTGAAACTTTCAAGGTATCAGGTTGATTATGTAACCAATCTTGTTAAATTTGTTATTAAAAAATACAGCGATCTTAACAAGCATGACCAGTATAATATTTTTGCAAAATTAACCAGAATATCATTATTGAAAAATGAATTCTTTGATTATCGTGATAAGGTTATTGATCTTTTGAAAGGTGGATTTGATCCTGATGATGAACGGATGCATTTCTATGTAAGTACAGATTTACCGCATACACATCTTGAAATAACCGAATCAATGAAGCAGGTATTTAGTTATTGGGATGAAAGATTTAAGCAAGAGATAGAAAAAGTAAATCCTGATGATCAGGTTTTGAAGGATGTTACTCAGTTAATGTTGGCAACTTCGGAACGTGTTTCTAAATTGGCACTTGGTACCCCTGTAATGGTATGGGTACAGAGAAAGGTTAGACTGATGCAGAAAACTAACAAAGCAATTAGTATCAAAGATTTTGGTGCAGAGTTAAGCACAAATAAATATAATACCGATTCTAGTAAAATAGATACTTTAAATAATGGCTCAACAGCTCCTTCAATCCCCACCAACATTACCAAATCCGAACAACAACGAGGAAAGGATGGAGGATCTGTACGATTATCTGGAACAGGTAAAGGACAGCATATACAAAACAGCTCTTCAAGCTCCACTGACAAAACAGGAGTTGAAGGAGTACAAGGAAGCGATTCAGGAAGAAAAACGGAAAAACTTTTCTAGGGATTTTGCTTATTTAATTCGTAACGTTCCTTTTTGGATTATTGACAAGCATGAACATAAGGCACGTTATGAATTATGTGAAGAAGAATATGGTGTTGCTTGTTGCTGTTTTAATCATCTTATCGGTTTACCAAGAAAGGCTGATGATTTTGGGGTTATGCAACCCCATCCACTTTATGAATATGAGTGTATTTTATATGATAATTTAATTAACAAAGGTATCAAGTGGCAGTGGGTAAAAAAAGCCACTGGTTTAGGTATTACTGAATTTTATCTAAGGTTGATTTTATGGTTCTGTTTCTATGAAGGATTACGTGAAAGATTTAATGAATCGCAGATCTGTATTGTTGTCGGTCCAAATTTAGAATTAGGCAAAAAATTAATGACCAGAACCAAAAGGATGTTTAACAATCTTAAAGAAACTCCTAAAATTCCACTTCTTAAGGGTTTTATTTTAGATGGTTCTGCAAAAGAAATTGTAGTAAATAACGTTACAATTACAGTATTTCCGAGTAACCACCTTGATGCAATGAGGGGTTTACCCAACGTTTCCTTTATTTTTATAGATGAAGCTGATTACTTCCCACCTAATGAACAGCTCAATGTTTTAACGGTAACAACCCGTTATGTTGCAAAATCTGATGTATGGATCGCAATGGTCAGTACTCCAGGTTTACCCGATGGATTGTTTTCAATAATAGAAAACGATAAACATTCCCCATTTGATAAACAATTTTTCGATTATAAATGGGGTATGCACTATCATGATGCAGAAATATTTACCCCAAAGATGATCGCAGAAGCAAGACTTCATAGAGCAGGTGATTTTGCAAGGGAGTATGAAAATCAGTATGCTGGTTTTGCTGGCAATGTTTTTTCTGTGCAGTGGTTATATGAATTACAAAAACGAAGTAAAGATTATGATGTTGTTAAAATTTTAGAGGATGAATTTAATAAAGAAATTCCTGCATCCTATCAGGAATATATCTATCAGGATGAAGAAGCAGGTGTTTATGTAAAAGATGTTGATACCGCAGCTTTTGAACGATATGCACAAAAATACAGTGCTATAAGGTACAAACGTATAATTGGAATAGATCCAGGTCATGTTAGTTCTAAATTCGGGATTGTAATAATACAGATAGATATTGAAACTAATGAAATTCAAATTATTTACGAAGCAGAATTTAGTAGTATGCATAGTAATGAAATGATTGATTTTGTTGCATACTTACAAAGAACGTTACATGCTGAAAGAGTATGTGTAGATAGAGAAGATAGTGATTTTATTCGAGGTTTAAAGGATGAATTAGAAGATTATGAGGATGTAGATTATACCAAATTAACAAAAGCAGAAATGAAAATGTATATTGATGCAGGTATGGTTGTTGTTCCGATAACGTTTAACAGACAGAACAAGAGGGCAATGTTATACCATCTTAAGGAGTTAATGTATGGTGGGTATGTTAAAATTCGTGAAGAGTGCAAAATGATTTATGCAGCATTAGCAAGTATCAAGGTAGATGAAAGTATGATGTTTAAGAAAAAAGATGTACCACATAATGACGCATTAGATGCTTTATTTGTTGGATTATTTTTGGTACACTTTTAATTAATTAAATTAAAATTGGTTAGTATCTAAACTGTAAACTTCAGCATCAGTATAATATTGCATTTCATATTGATCTTCTGTTTCACGTTCAACCGCTTGAAAGAAATCCTGCTTGTCTTTTGAGTTTATTCTTGGATCTCTTCCTGCAATCTTTAATGTTTTTTTAGGTGATAGAATTACATCTTGATCCTTCACGATTTTATTATCACAACTTTTGCAGTAGTAAATACCCTGTTCTTTATCTAGATGCATGTATACTTTTTTGGTGTAAATATCTTGCAAAATCGGATCTTCTTTCAAATCTTGTTTATCATGAATCTGTTCAGCTAGAAATATTCTGAAAAAATTATCAGTACAGTTAACACATACAACTTTATTCTCGTTTTCTTTATTGTCTTTTTCATTAATAAAACCAACTTCAGGTTTTACTGGTTCTAACTCTTCACCTGCATATCTAAAACCTGCATTTAATTTTTTATTTTCATATTCATTAACTGATAGAATCCCCATATTCAGATAATCTATTAAGTAACAATCTAGTACTTAAATTATAAAATATGGCAACAATAAGTGAGAATGATATTCAGGTTGCAGAATTAGAAAAAGATAAAGATGATAATAGTGAATTTATTGCTTCTGTTATTACCAACGCATTTAAAGAAACATTTAACACGACTCAAAACCCTAATGATTGGAATCTAAAACATATCTATACAGGTGGTTATAGTCCATTAACAGGACCATCAGAGCAGGCACAAACACAAACAATTGATTTTAGTACCAATATGTTAACTGCTTCTGCACAGGTTGTAAATCCCAATATTTCAAATCAAAATGCTAACGCAACCGTATTTGTTAACGGTGAAGAGATAGTACTTAATGATATTGTTGCAAGGGCAGCAATGCCATATACAAAGGGTTTAAGACGTAGATTTATCAACGCCTTAATGTCAGATCCAGTTATAGGTACTGTATTTGGTATCATTACTTTTTATGTTTTCAATGTGGAAAGAAAATCTGTAATCAAACCTATCGGTGATAATAGAACTAAAAATTCACAGGAATTAAATGATATTCTAGAAGAAATTATTCCATCAGAAATACAGGATGGATGTATTAACTATCTGGATGATGTTGATACCTATTCTAGAGTATGGGATTGGTATGCACCTTTATCATTTCAGCATATGCTAACACACGGTACAGGTGGGTTCTTTAAAGAACTGATTAACAATACTGGAATCTTAAATGAAGAATTGGGTATTGAGATCCCGATTGGTACCCCAGCAGTATTAAAAGAATTAGACCCGATGTATTTTGAAAAAGTTTTCATTCATAGAAAGACATTTGGCAATATTTTTCTAGAATATACGGATCAGGGTTTGGAACTTATCGATGATGAAATTTTTAACAATCCAAAAATACCACCTGAAATTGCCAATGAATTCAAAGGATGGAAGCAGTTAATCATTCGAGATCCAACAAAGAATACTGCCAATGCTGGTAAAAATTTGATGTTACCTGTTAACCAAATGGTAATATTTAGAAATCAAATGAACATTGCTCCAAATGTGTCATTCTTTGGAGTATCAAAACTTTTCTCAATATTACCAATTTCAGAAATCCAACGAGAATTAAATTATAATGTAATTCCATCAGTAAATAAGGTCCAATCTCAGGGAAGCTGTATTATCAATACCAAAATTAGATCTGAAGCTAAAAACAAGCAATTAGTTGGGCAGTTAAAACAAGGAACAAATTATATTGTTACAAATTCGGAAGGTTTGGATGTAAAGAATATTGCCATTAACGTAGATTTGGCAGGGTTAGCAAAGGAAAGATTCGACAACGTTTTAATGGAAATTATGGGATTAAACTACCCTTCACCACTCATAAATTTTGAAGGTGTAACAAATCGTGCAACAATGGACAGTGTACTTACATTCTTCCAAAATACAAGCCTAGAAGGATTACGTGATATTGTTTCTACTGCAATGAATGATCAATGGTATATACCTAACATGATGTTTTTCTTTAATTATGTATTACCTCAATCCAAAGTTGTCAATGAAAGTAAACGAGAAGCAAAGAAATGGAATTATGCCAATCTTAAATTAAAGATCGTAACCGAATTTGAGAAGCTTGATTTTAGTTCACTAACAGATAAACTAACAGCATTAAACCCTGTTACTTTTCTTAATGATACAGAGAAAAGAGAATATGTAGGTAAAGATCCTGAAATAGATGATCCAGAAGCAGAAAACATTGAGAAGGTTAATACTGAATTAAAAGAAATAGAAGAGGTTAATGCCAATCCTATGAGAGCAGAACAGGACAAAAATAAAGAAGTAGAAGAAATTAAAAATCAAATGCGTGAAATGATGGAAGCAATTAAAGATCCAAAGGTAAAGCAATTAATGATGCAAAGAATGGCAGATCGTAATTTATCATTATGAGAAACAGAATAAAAAGGAGTAATCAAAATGGTAGTAGTCAATACGGATCTAATCAAAAAAACCCAAGATATAGAACGAACCAAAGAAAGTCGAAAAGCACAAAATCTTGAAAGCAAATTACTGATAGATCTCAATACCATTTTAGAATTCATTATAGATAATTTTGATTTTAAAAGCAGTGATTATGTTACGCAGCTTGAAAGAATCAGAAAAATAACATACAACCAAACCTATGCAGTCATAAGACATTATTACCAAGAAGCATATCTACTTGGTACAACATTTGTTAATGAAATTTTTGTTTCTTCACCATTTTTAACACATTCTGATCTGGATCATATTACAAAACAATCTGATGATTATACAAATCGTTTCTATGGCAGGTTGTTCAAAGTTTTAAAAAAAGGTAATAAAGAATTTTACAAAAGTTTGTTTAGTAATATAACAAATTCTTCTGCTCTTATCAATGATGATGAACAGATTGAATTGTTTGCAAAACAGTTAGAAAAAGCATCCAACTATTTGTATACTTCTTTGGCAGTTTTAGTTATATCTGAAGCTCTAAACAGTGCAACCATACAAAAAACTCAGAAACTATTACAACCAACATTACAACCTTCTAATACATTTACAAGTACATTACAGGCAGGTGAAGCAACAAACAAAATATTACGTGAAGCGTTAGAAGAAGAGCTAGCAAAAGAAGCAGAACCACCACAATCCACAGGTTTTTTTGTTATACCAATAGGTAATACTCAACCCAATCAATCAAGGAAAAATATACAAAGAAAAATTAAAGAAATGGACATTTCACAAATGCGTTATAGATGGGTAGCAAGACAGGATGAAAAAACTTGTTTTGAATGTCAGATCTTGGATGGTACAGAATATACAGCAGAAGATAATATACCACAAATTCCTGATGATTCACATTTTAATTGCCGATGCAGGATCGTTGTTGTGTCAGGTTCTGAAATAACTATAGAATGACACGCTTTAATATGCGATTAACAGAAGCAGATAAGATCCATATACAAACCTTAAAAACACATTTTGGGTTTAAGAAAACTTCAGAATTAATTAGATATATTTTAACTGTAGAACGAAATAGAAAATAATTTGCGAAGAAGATCTTCGCAAAATTATTGTGTTTCTTCAGAATATGGGTTTTTATCGCTGCTCTTAAAAAAGAAATCCTTAATGTTTCCCTTTAATATACCTGCATCATATCTAACTTCATAACCCTTGACTCCAAGAAATGCTGCAAGACTACCACCAAATTCTTGAAGTTGGTTGTTAATTTCTTCAAAACTTTCACCACTTACTTCAGAAACAGTTACAAATTTGTCTTTACCTAGTTCTACGTCTAGTTGTATTGCTACATTGTTTAATTTTATTGTCATTAAATCAAGCTCACTTTGGAAATAAATAAATCTTTGTAAGATAAGTCATGATCATGGAAATTGAATATTATTCAATCCAAATAGCAGTAGCTATTTTAATGTGTATTGCAGGAGTGTTTGCGTATACATTGGGTAGATACTATTACAAAGATCAATCTATAAAAAATCTAAATGATTTTCTAAAAACTTTAGATATTGATCTTGTAATAGAAAAATTAAAGTTTGATCAAAAATTCTGGAAAACAGCAGCGGTTGCAATGGTTGCGTCAGTAGTTATTGTAGCATTAATTTACAGTGATATAATAGTACAGATAGTACCTAACGAGCATATTCTAGTAACTGCTTTTAAATTCTTTGCGGTTGGGATTGGTATGAATTTTACGATCAATAGTTTGGCAACAGGTGGAAAGTTATCAAGCATATTACAATCTATATTAACCGCATTGTTATCTAATGATTTGAAAGCACAGAGCAAGACACAAGCAGTTGCTTCTGTTCTTAGGTCAAACAACGTTGTGTGTCATATAGGAAGTAATAATATCAATCCTAACGCTGAAGCAGCAATTTCTGAATCACAACAGACAAGAGAAACGGTTAAACCTAAAGAATAAATACAATCCTTTTTTATTTTTAGTTCGTGGAACAATCCACAAGTTTTGATTTACAAAAACATTATAATGAAATTACCATAAAATATCGTTCTTTTATAAAAGATTTTGACCTGGCAGATTACATTGAATTTAAAAGAATAACTGGTAAAAATCATTGTTTGAAATGTCATTTTCAAATTGATGAACCAGTAGAACATCACCAGGCAAAAAAGAAACTATTTGAAATTGTTCTTAATGATGGTAATTATATGGTTGATTCAGAATTAAGGGCAATCAAAAATAAAGGATGTTTACAGGTTTTTGATAAGGGTGAAAAACAATACCAGTTTGATGTACTGGCTATTAATGTTAGAAATTTAGCAGTACTTTTTGATCATGTTGATGGAAAAGTACCAGTATCACATGATTTTTTGAAAGGTATTGAGCATGATATTATATTTGCACTTGAAGCTGATGGAAAACATTCTTGGAAAAAAGATCAACTACGTGATAAATTCTTTTTTGAAGAATATGGAATTATTACAGTAAGGTACCCAGTTAGTGATCTTGTAGATTTATATAGAAAACCAAGAAGCAAATACGCATCAAAAGCACATATGCGATATTATAACAAAGAAGTAACTGAAGCTTATCTTAATCGCTTAAGCATGCAAGATATTTTGGGCGATGTAAAAGCCTTGTATAAAAAAAAATATTTGAATAGATATTAAACGATATAATAACTTCTATTATGCATTACATTAAATTCTTCATCAGCAGATAAACCAACTTTCATTTCTGTTTGGACCATATCAGCAGTTTGGAATGATGATTTCTTTAATGCTTCTTCTAATTGTCTAATTCTTTCCTGCTTAATTCTTAAAACATTTCTTAAATGATCCAGTTGAACGAGTAAATACTTGGCTTGGGTTGTTGTATTTTTTTGAAGGTTTTCAATTTCTTTGTTATTTGTTCCGTTATCTAAAAGTATTTTTTCATATTCTTCTTCAATTTCCTTATCAGCCTGTGCTGCTGCATTTATAATAATATCTTTTAGCTCATCATTTTTGTTGTTTTCCAGATCATCAAATTTAAAATTAGTCATGGCAGGTTACTATGCTGTTTTAATATATTAAGACATTGATCCATTATTTTCTTTGTTTCAGGATTATCTGTTAAATGCTTTCTAATCATGTTTTTATTGTATAGTTTGTAAATAACATTGTTTAGTAGCAGATCCAGATTAAACGAATTGTTTAAACTTGTGATCATTTGAAAGTATAGCAGATTAGTTTTTACAGGATCTTTTTCATTATACAAAATACCGATAATTTTTTTTTCCTTTCTAGTTAGATCTGTTTTAAAAACAGAATAAACAACATGAAATGCTTTATTGCATAGGTTACCTGTTGCATTAGCATAGTAATAAAATACTCCTATCTTTTCCTGCTTAGGCGGTTGTTTCATTTTGGAAGATCCCATTCTATTTCAATTACATCATAAGAATGGCAAGCTATACATCTAAAAATAGTAGTCCAATTATGTAAGACATAACCACAGTTTTTACATTTAAATGCTCTTTGATTCATTTTGTTCTATCTACCTCAATAAATTCATATTTTGCATTGTCAATGTTGAAACTGATCATTGTATCACCATTCATTTCTTCTTTAAATTCAAAATCTGTTACCTTTTCAAAATCAAACATTACTCTCATTTTATGTCCTTTTTTACTACCATATGGTATAATTTGACTTTCAAGAATTACCGTATTATTATCAACTTTTTTTATTTCAAATGATTTGTATTTTGCAAATACATCAAAAATTGGATCTTTCATTTCTTTTTTTCTTTCCTTAATAATTTAGGTGTATTCTTAAGTAAACAAGGAAAACAAAATGCTTTACGTTTCTCTTTGCCAATTTTTAAATAATGAACTTCATCACCTTCTATTGTTATTTTACAATCAGTACAGGTTGTTTTTTTAAAACTAGGCATTTTAAAATTACATTCGTTGTCTGTCATGTTGGACATTCCGTACCTGTTATAATATTAATATGAGAAATTGATATTACATCTTTATACATATTCTGGTACCATTTTGGATCTACCTTTACGGGTTTACCGCATAACTCACATGGGTAAAGATAATACCCATTTTCATCAATTTCACAATCTGGATGTTTTGCCCTTTTAAAAGTACGTGATCTGTGAGTTGGTCTAACCCTGTTCTTATTCTTTAATGCGTTCATTTTTTTACTGTTAAACCTCATGGTTTGATAATACTATACCAGCGGTTGCTTCTTCATTTGTAATAAATTTTGTTCCTGCAAAAATAGCGGTATGATCTGCATTACGCCACACTAAAAAATACTGTTCTGAATTTGTATTTTTATCTTCATGCCCTAATGTTTCAATATGTGTATATAATGAATTGTTCTTTAGGTTTTCCAAAAGCATTACGATCCTCATGTTTTTATCTGAATAGGGTGAAGATTTGATAATAAAATCCTCAACTTCCTTAGCGGTTGTCTGTTCGGTCATATCAAGCTTAAAAATCATTTTTCTGTCTTTATGATAAAATTTAATTAATATATAGTTTGTCATTTGCTTAGAATGACAAGATCAACGCCTAATCAATCACTTAGTATTTTATTAATAGCAGCGGCAATTTTTGGAATTATTGCAATCACGTTTACATTAGATTATGCATTTGGACAGGTGCAAAACGTAACTTCCCCACCTGCTCCTGCTCCTGCACAATTAGAACAGGTAGTTGAAGAGGTACCCGCTATTGCAGAACAAGCAGATACAAATACAGCATTAACTTCTACTCTAATTCCAATAGTAGGTGCTGTTTCAGCTTATATTGGTGGAAAAACTCTTAAAGACAAGCGAGATAAAGAAAAGGTTGAAACATATTCAAGTGATACTGTTAAAACCGTTTTTAATCATGTAATGGACAATTATAATGATTTTGCAAATTACTGTAAGGTTAGGCGTGAGTTTCTTAATTTAAGAGCTAGGGAAGATCTAGCAGCAAAAACTGATTTTGAATTAATGAATATGATAGCAGATCCAGTTATAAAGAAAACATACATGCAGATAGAAGCAGAAACATTAGATAGTATCATAGCATGGAATGTTGAATATTATGGTAGTCCATCAACAGATCCAAATATAGTATGTCCAGATCCTAAAAATAAGATTGCCCGAACAATGACAGAGATTAAGAAATATTCAGTACCAAGTACTGTAAAACCAAGTGCCGAAACCCCACCATAATTATCAGCATCTTTAAATCTAGTTACCTTTAATTTCTTTTATTGTCAAATCCATTTCCAAATGAAGATATAGTTCAAGATGATGAACCACAAGAGGTTAAAGATATTTCTAATGATGTAAAAGAAGATGAAGGAATAATTAATGATTTTAATAAAAGACCTTCCCCTAATGATGTTGTACTTTTAGGAACTGCTGATGAATTTCATAATGATAAAAGTAGTTATCTTGTCAAAATGTTTCATGCACATATTAAACCGTATCTATTACATCCAGAAAAACAGTTTATTTTACTTACCAATGATGATATAAACATGACAAAATATACTTCTATTTGGGCAAATGATCCAACCAAAGAGAATCTAAAATTTATGGTAGTTGGTCAAAATGATGTAATCGTTAAAGATACAGATATGCCTAAAATTGTACAGCCTATTGATGCAAGAGCAACCGATTATGATACCGATCCAGTTACAGGAATACAGCATTTCCCTACTAACATACTAAGATATAGCAATAATGATTTCTGGAAATCCTCAAAACCATTTGCAGAATTGCCCAATAACAAAAGGGCAATTACAGTTTTATTTAATGGGATGGTCAAAATAAAATATCTTGGTATAAATTTTGTAGATCCAGAAAAGGCAAAACAAAAGTTTGATATTATATTTAAAACCGATCAAAAAACAGAACTAGGTGAAGATGTTTATTATAAAGCTGCAACAGATTTTGAAAGCATGGATTTTGACGGTATACAATTAGTTACATTTGACGAAACAATAGTAACTTCTGAAATTGCATTAGATTTTAAATCAGATATTGGAGCAATAAATTATGTTATCGCTATAGAACAGGAAATGAAACCTGAAGCCTTAGCAATGTTTTTACATATTAATAGAAACAAGCAATAACATGGTAGATCATTGTCATATCAATGTAGAAGAAGAGGAAAAGTTTTTTTTATTTCCAATTAAAAGTATTCAGGCTTCATGCACTTCTGATAAAACAAAATATAACGTGCAGAATGTATTAGATACAAGTTATGATAATTGCTGGAATTGTTTGAAGAAGGGCAGTTATATAACACTAGAACCAGATTATACTGCTAAATATCTCAAAGGAAAGGGAATTAATCAGGTACATATTTCATTTGGTTACGGTCAATCAAGGGTTTATTATTTTCAAATTCAAGCAAGTGACCAAAGAGAAGATAAATATGTAAACCTAACAGGGCAGTTAATGAGTTCTGGAAGAAGTGACGCATTAGAACCATATTATCTTGCAGAAGAAATTAAACCAAAATTTGTTAGAATAGTTTTTAATGGGAATAACGTTGATGAAACAAATACTGTTTTTACGATTCAACTGGTAAATGCAGAAATGCAGAGTTTTGGCAATTCATATATACCTAATCTATCTTAACATTTTTAATGTCTGCACAAACTGCACAAGACAACCAAATAGAAAAAGAAATTACTATTGGAGGTATCGTTTATGTTTTAAAAGGAAAAGTTGACATTACTATAACTCCTAAAGAAACACAACCTGTACCGCCAACTCCACCAGTAGATCCTGCTAAACCAGAACCAACTAAACCAGATAGTTTTGGAACAATAAAGGATGGTGCTTCATGGTCTAAGAATCCAGGTAAAGCAGAAACTTGGAAGATAGTTAACATGAATAAACCACCAGAGAAATTCAAAATTATTGCTACTGACGGTTTGAACGTTATTGCTGATTTAGAATCTAAAGAACAGGCACAGGGGTTAATTGACTATTTCAAGGTTAACGTATTTCCACCTAAAGGAAATGATAATAGTACTCCTGTCGATCCAGAAGAACCACCTAAACCACCAGTAGTTGTTGATGGTGAATTACCATATAAGACAACAGGGAAAACTGTGGAAATGTCACAACGTGGACCAACAAAAAGAAACTATGCAAGTGGTAAACCTTCAGATTGGACTATAGAAAAGAACGCAAAGAAGATAACATTCTCTAAGATTATGGCAGTGTTTACAATTGCAGTACCTACCGAATGGGAGCATGATGATAACTTATCAATCAAACTAGGCGGTACGCATATGGGAAGCGGTTGGTTTGACAATGGTATATCAATCTATGAAGGGCAAACCTGCTTAGGAACAGAAAAGAAGCATCCAAGTACAAAACTATGTGTAGTAAAGGGTAAAGCATTTGGTGATCTTAGAGGTAAAACAGTTTCAGTATGTTCAACCTATTTCAAAGATACAAATAGCACTGAATTTTGGGTAAATATACCAGGTGTAACTAAAGGATGGGAAAAGGGATGTGAAGGTACAAATGTTGGTGGATTTAACCCTAATGCAGGAAATGAAACAGAGGTACAACTAAGAATAGATGGGTTCAAAGAAAAGGATCAACCACCAGACATACAGAAATTTGCTGTGATGGAAATCCAGCAATAAATTTTTTTTAATCAAAATGTCAGAACAGAAACAAAAATTTTGTTGTACGTTTTTTGAACAAAGTGTAAAATTAGGTGAAATAATAACAAAGGAAGAATTATTTAGTAATATTAATGATATAGAATTCTTAAGAATACATCCAAAGTATGTTATCAGATCTGAAAGTGGCAAATATTTAGGGTTTAATTTTTGTAGTAATTGTGGTTTTAAATATTCAACTGATGAACAGATAGAATACTGGAATAAAATATACAAAATAAAAAATAAAGATCCTTAGATCTTTTTTAATAGATTTCTCATTTGAGAGCTGTTAGGTGTTGCTGCAAAAGGTTTACCTAAAGGCATGGTACCTGCATTTCTAATTGTTGTTTTAATTCCAGTTGTTGTTGCCATTATCTTATCTTAAGATAATTAATATTTAAATAATACTCAATATATAATATAGTTGGGTCTTCGGACCCATTGTTTTAAAAGAATTTTTATATATTATCTTTTATAATAACATTTGATTAGAAAGTTTTACAGACTTCTTTCTAATCTACTCTCAGCATCTAGAACCTAAAACAGCAGCTCTTTTCTATCAGGGTAGGTTTTATTGTGTTTCCCCTACCCTGATATTTAATAACGTTTTAAACATAGGGCATTTTTATAATTAGTATTCAATGGTAGTATTAGACAAAATTTACCGTACTCCTGTTAAATTTAAAGTATCAATTCTAGATTCAGAAACATTAGAACAGGTAGAACAATATTCAATGTTTGAACCCGATAAAAGCCCTTACGGTTTGGTTGATCTGTCTTATTCTAATCCATATGGATCAGTTTCACAGCATTATTTAGAACTGCATGATCCTAAAAATGAAATAAATTTGCAGGATTTCAGGCATGGTAATATTGTTTTAATTCAGGGAAGTAAGGATCTTTCACTTTTCCCACTTTATAATTTTGGTTATGGAAAAATAGAACGTGTTATTGAAAAAGAAAGTGTAGAAGGAAATGCTTTTTATGGTTTTGATATAGCAGGTAGTGCCAAAATAATCTACGATTCTATAGGTACATACGTTAGACCACCACAGTACAAGAACCTTAGAAAAGGGTTTGCAAATATAGACGTAAAGAATGAGGAATATTCTATTTACAATCATCTTATGCGTCTATTTCTTTCAAAAGATGTTTTACAATCAAATATTGCTTATTCATTACAGGAACGTGGTAATTTTAGCTTAGCAGGAATATCTGAAAAGATTAAAGAAATCTACCCATCCATATCTAAGGTATACCAGCATATCAGTGCAATCATTGATGAATTTGCAGATATTGCTGGATGTGTGTGGGGAGTTGATGAATACAATCAGGTTTATTTTAGAAGAATAAACGATCTTACTCTTGGGCATGTACTAAAAACGTACAGGGATGTAATGGATGATGATAATGTAACGGGGGTTATTTTAGATTCACCTATTAGTAAAGTAACTTCAACCTCTTCTGCGGATGGGTATTTTGATGTTGCATTTGGTTTTGTTCAACAAAGTAACATCTATGATGTTGGGGGTAATATTGTAAATTATACATCAACTTACGACAAAGATATTTGTGTACGTGTAAAAGCAGGAACATCTAGGTTTAGAAATCTCACGATAACGGTAATGCGTGTAGGTGCAGGAACAGACGCAAATGATCCGAGTCATGCATTTTTAACTGGTCACATTGCCAATGATGAAGATGGTAGAATTGGCAGTACTCCTGTGGCTCATTTTTGGCATCCAATCCTTGAGGTACCAGATAAACCAACAGCATTATCGGTATCTATCACAACAGAACCAGTTGATATTGATGTTAATGGTTATTACTGGATTGTACTTCATAAGAAAGGATCTAATCAAAATAATTGCTTACGTTGGTATCATGATAACGATATTAAAGATGAATATACGGATCATTGGAGTGGTACCAGACCAGTTAGGGAAAGACAGAACGTTCAAGAATCTTGGCACAATGCAGGGTGGCAAATATATTCTCATGGTCCAATTTACAGTTACGCATTTGCGAACTATTCCAGAATTCCCAACATTGCGTATAACCCATTTGGCTTCAATGGTGGAGTTAAAAGAGCTCCCGTAGAAGTTGTATACAATGTAAACTGGATTAAAGACGTTCATACAATGCAAAAATGGTTAAACCTTTCTTCTTTCACAGGATCACAGCAACCTGTAACGTTTCAATTTAATCGTGTGCATATTCCAAATATACCAATTCGATCAGGCTATACTGGTCAACTGGTTACCAAACAGATAGCAAAGAAAGAAAACGGTGGACTTATTGGAACGATAACAAATGTAAGCGGTAGGTTTGCAGGAATAAACAATGACGATTTAAGTGGACCAGCAGGAAGCAATACATGCAGTGTTGATTTTGTTAGTTACAATAATGTAAATATTGCTACAAAGGTACCTGCAATACCAGCAGTTTAAGGGTATGTTTATAATTACTGAAAACTCAAAGAGGTTTGGACATTGAGAAAATACAGTACTATCTTTCAAAGATGGATTCAACAGTTAACAACTCCTGTTTACAGACATACAACACATGTAAAGGGAAGTGATATTAACAGTTTATGGAACGCTGAAGATAGACCAATTATAATTGCCAATTATTTTAACAAGGTAAAATTTCTTAGAATGTTATCATATGAAGATACCAAAGATCAACGATTGAAAATTATTCAGGAATATAACGACAAACAAATGAAGTGTTATAACGATCATCGAAACGTTCTGATTAACGAGCATACACATCCATCAACATTTTTTCAACCAATCCAGGTTTCACCAATTGATAATTTAATAGTTGAAGGTGGGTTAACCAAGTTAACAGAACAGATCGCTAACGCTTCTACAACATGGTTTACATTTTTAGAAGTTGGTGAAAATAATACTGGTCATGGTAAATTAAACAACAGGTTACAAGCTCCTGTTTATAGACTTAATGTAATGGATCTTGGATGGTTTGAACCACATGGCAACACTTTATTTACAGGATCGGTATTTCCTGAAGATATACGATCATTTTACTTAAAAGAAATAGGTGGGTTTGATGCAGGATCAGATCCTAGCACTATGTTTTGGCGTATAGTTATAACAGAATTAGCCAAGATTTTACATCATATAGTTGGTGAAACTTATGTTTCAGTAAGTCATATACATACATTTGAATGAGTGAATAATAAGATGGTTGAAACGAGAATAAGAGAAGTCAGAATGAGCTGTATAAGATGCGGTAATACATTTTTAGAAATAAAAAATGCCCTTATTCCCATTCATTTTAAAAGTGTTAAATTGATTTGTGCTAATTGCTCAGCGGTAATTAAAACAAAGGATGATTTTCAATCAGAAAGTTTTGAACCTGAAAACCAGCTTATATTAAAAAAGGATTTGTATAACCCTGAAAAATATACCTAATATGTCAAAATACAAATTCCTAAGATGCTATGTATGCGGTACAAGATTAATAGAACCCAATCCATTCAGAAGATTTTGGGTATGGTTTTATCAAACATTTACAAAAAAATACGTGTACTGTGTTTGCACATTCTGTTACAGGGAAAAAAATGATCCAGAATATCAATAATTTGCGAAGAAGATCTTCGCAAAATTACTTTACATGCCAAAAGCATGCTGATAAAAGATTTTAAGCCATTCTTTGTTTATTATCTTGATTGTGAATTTACAATTTCCACAGGTTAGATATAGATGCACGTTAAGGTTTTCATTTCTTGGGTATGTTGATACGGTACCATTCTGATTATCTATCAATTCTTTTGTACTTACCGTATGTTTGTGCCTTAGCTGTTCAATTAAATACTGGTCTATAGATTTTGTACGACAGCTTGGGCATACGATATACTTCATTATTTCGATTGCATCCCTAAGCATACTATTATATAAGTATAACTTGCTTTAAAACGTTCTAGTGTTTTTTAGAATTTGGGTATTTATGAGTTACGGTATTATATAAGATTAACTTAGGCTAATCTATCATAGATTATTTTATCAACTGCTAGATCAAATTCTATTAATTCTCTATGCCATTCATTATTGTATAAATTTTCATCAGCAGTATGTATAAAATAAAATTCCATTTTAACCCTGCATCTAGGGCAGTTTATATCATAGATCATTTTTCTAATTCTTTTTTTATTACTTCTGCTTCATTTTCTACAAAATTTATTAAATCTTTACAAAGAGCATTTTCTTCCTGTAAAATTTCCTTAGCTTTAGGGTTGAGATAGGCATATCTACTTTCATGTATGAATTCATGATTAATTTTTTTATATATTGATAATGCCCTAACTATTAATTCTAATGCTGGAGCTGTTTGTTCATTTAGACCAAATGGCATATAGTACTTTTTATTTTCTTTATCAATTATTCTATGGCTCATTTTGATAACTCTTTTAAATGTGATATAATCATTTTTATTTCCTTAATTCTCTTTTCATGGTATTTTAAATCATTTTCATAGACTTCTAAAGCGTATATTGTAAATGCATTTGGAGTTTTTAAGCTTAGTATATTTAATACTTCATCACTTGGTATATCATCACTCATTTTTGATTACTGCATTATTTGCAGATGTCATATATAAACATACATTTGTATATTCTAATAAAACTATTAGAAATGATTATATACAGAATTCGGTATATACATCTTAAGAAAAAAAATGAGTAAATTAATAACAACCAAAAAAATAAACGACACAATAGAAAAGATCGAAAAAAGACTAAGAAAAGTTGAAACAAAACCATTTCAGGTGATATATGACAAAGAATTATCTAGCTACATCATAAAGACAACAAACAAGGTAATTCATCCTGCACTTGTAGGTTCATTTCTTCAGGGACTGAACTTATGGATCGGTTCGGTAATAGTCAATGATGCAGGATTTTTAAACCTAGAATTAAAGGAGTGTTAAAAAAATGGGTGAAGATCTATATACAAAAAAACAGCTTGATGATCTTTCTCAAGATCTCAAAGAAATCAACGTTGAACATTACCCTGAAGTCTTTGATATTGATGATTTTACATTAGGTCATTATCAGAAGGTAGAGCTTGCCAAAATATTAAACACAATAGATCCAATGCTAACAAATCAAGATATGGTGTTTATTTTTATCAGTGTCAACAATACAACAAGCCTTACAAAAATGGTAAACTACCTGGTTGAAAAATTACGAATACATGAGAATTACAGGCTGATCGATTACAAGTTTAACAGTGTAATGACTACATCAGAAGCGTATGATAATTTTGATTTCAGCGTAAGCCTACAATTTAAGAGTACGGTTTAAAATGTCTTTTTCTTTATCATGCGAAAAGTGCGGTACAAATCCTGAAACATTTCATAATTATAAAGATCAAATCTTATGTCCTTCCTGTTTTAAAAAAGAACTGAAGAAACACAACAAAGCGATCAAATGTGCCAAGTGTGGCAAAAAAACAATGTATTATACCAAATGGTACGGTAAGGAAGTCTGTATAAAATGTGATATGATTGCAAGACAGCTTAGAACAATAAGATACAACGGTAATAAAATACTCAAAGGTATTATGCAAGATATATATGCATTGGAGCAAAAAAAATAATGCCATTTGTAGAAGTTATAATTGAATGTTCAAATTGCGATAATAAAAAGAAAATAGAAATTGCTCAATCTACTTCTTATATTTCTGTTCCAATTGAGGATTTCACCGTTAATTGCTGCAAGTGTGATATTCAGGGTTGTGAAAACTGTACGTTAATAGATATTGAAGATAATACTTACTGTCAGGATTGTTATTTTAAATACGTGCAAAAAGGATTAATCACAAAAAAGCTAGGAGTAGAATAAGAAAAGAATGAAACTGTATTTTGAACTATCAATTGCATGTGAAAAATGCGATAAAAAAGTAATAACGATAAAAGATAACAATGCTTATTCTATTCACGAAAAATTCACATTGGTTTGTGATCCTTGTGCTTTGAAATTAAAGCAAGAAAAACAAAAACAAAATGAAAAACCAAAACCAAAGGAAGGGGTACAATATATCATAATGGATGAATCGCATGGTAGGCATAGCTGTGAATATTCTGAAAATGGTGTTGACTGTATGACCAAAGCGACACACTGGATTACAGAACTATCAACTTATTCATGCCAGCAACACTTTGATAAATGGGCTAAAGGATGGGTACCTGAATAAAAATGGTAGGATCACCCGATAGACCGTTTAAAAGAATCAAAAGGGTAAAAGGTAACTATAAAGAATTTGATTCTTTAAGCCAAATGATAAGTAAAAGAATACGACAAATGTACGGTGATAACAGGGAAAAAATACTATTTGATAATCCTGTTATAATACTGAAAGATAAGGAAGAAATTACAAAGATGCAGGAATTTGAAAAATACATTGAGAATTTTCTTAGATGTGCCAATTGTATGAAGCAACCAGTAATGGAACATGTAGGATCTGATTCAACTAATCTTGTATTCACATGCCAAACATGTTTCTGTACCACAACAGACAGTACCAAAGAAGCACAGGAATTTGTAAAATGGTTTAACAATGTGTTATCTAGATTCTCATGCGAATTTACCAAAATGCCAAATTACATAGTAGGGGAAACAAAAGAAGAAAACGGTGGTGGTTGGTTTCATGAATGGTGCAGCAATGAATACACTGGTGATTACGAAATAAGGGTACCAAAGANNAATTCAGATCAAACGTTTAGAAAAGAAAGATTAGAACAATTAGAAGAATTTAACAGAGCTATTAATGAAATGAATCAAAGACTAAGAAATATTGAATCAAAAATTGATGATGTAAGACAACAAGCATTATTTTCTGTTGCTCCACAAATAAAAGAATTACAAGATAATAAATTAACTCTTATCAATCGAGTGCAGCAATTAAGAGATGAAAAAGAAAATTACTATCAAAATACATGCGGTCATTTAGAATATAATGATGGTACAGTGCATCTGTGTTTATGGTGTGGTAAGGATTTATGAATAAAGAAAAACAGGGATCAATAGATTTTAAGAAAGATGATAGAAGAGGATGGGATTTTAGACCAGTAGATATTGATGCAGAAATTAATGGCTACTTTGCATATGATGATCCTCTTCCTGATGAATGTAGTGGTAAATTAGGTGGTGATAAAAAGATAGGATTTAGAAGTTGTTATTCACTTAGCAGGGGATGTAAATATGATGATGAAAAAGATCCGTTATGTACGCATTATGCCAATAATCTAACTGGATGCTGCACATATCACAGATACAAATACAACGAGCTTTTGCAGGGTGAAAAGATAAGTGATTTTGTTATTCAAAAAATAAATGAAAGAGGTGGAAAGATTGAAAAAGAAAAATTGCAAGAATGGAAATAAAGATCTTTACAATAAAGACATAAACATTAACATCAATACTAAATCATTTGATAAACTAAGTTTAGCATTATCAAAAATGAAAGAAGGTGTAGATGAATCATTAAAGAAAAGTGCAGATATGATAATTGAAGAAGCAAGAAAGAAAGTACCGTATGTGCCAACAGGATCGCTTAATTATCTTAATACTCCATTTCCATTTGTTCCTTCAGATCTTGGTATCGATGATGATTATGATCATTTATCATTTAGTCCTACTGCATGGATTAACAATACAAGTTTTGATATGATGTTTGAAGAAGCAAAAAGAAAACATGAAGCAGGTGAACCTATAGGTGAATTCTTTCCTTTCGTTCCTTCTGACTTACCTAGCGAACAATTAGAAGAATGGAATCCTGTTGGTGTAGTTACAGATTGGAAAATAGATATACCTGAAGAAAAGAAAAAACAAAAATTTCCAAAATTAGGTGAATCTAGAAGTCTAGAAGTAAATTACACAATAGAAGATCCTGATTTCTGTCAATGGTTGCAAGATATAGCAAGAAGTAATGAAACTATACCATTAAACCCTGAGGATGATCCAAGATTACCCAAAAACTTATTTCCAAATAAAAAAGGAATTCAATGGGTTATTGATGATTTAGTACCTGAAGATACCATACTTTGTTTTGATAAACGTAATGTTATATTTGGAGTAGATAAAGATGGAAAGGAATATGTAAAATTAAGAAACAAAAAGAATTTTAAGAAGATCTCATTAAAAAAAGAGGAAAACAAAAAATGAATGAATCACAACAGGGAGCGTTAGCAGTTATAGGAATTATCATAACCATAATTGTAGCAGCAGTATTAACGGTCCATATTTTAACTCCAACAGAAATACAACAAGAAGAAGTAGCAAATCAAAATGAAACAATACAAAAAGTAGGTGGGGGTCAAACAGTAGAAACAAATCCATTTAACAATGAAACAAACAATACTACCACTGCTACTACTGCCGATAATAATTCAATAGTAATCGATGATCTGAATTTAAACGTGAGTAATGCAACTGGACTAGGTGTATAATGAAAATACATTTTGTTAAAAATGCATGGGGTCATTGTATGCCAGTTTATTTTGATAAATGCTGTGATGCAATGACATTAAAATATAGTCCAGAAACAAAACCATTCAATGGTTATTGGATGAATCCATACGATCAAATCTTATTTATTATTGAAAATGGTGAAATAAATGGTGTTGTTAAAAATTGTCCATTTTGTGATGCAAAGATAGAATTAATCCAGCGAGAGTTGAAAAGTTTATGAATGATTTTAATTTAAACGAATTCAACAAACTTATCAAAGATATTTCTATCAAGATAAGATTCGCTGATGATCAAGATCTAATATTTGATGTTGCCAATAATAAAACATTCTATTCACCTGAAGTTGGTATAAGAGTAGACAAACCTGGAGTCAACCTAGAGTTTTCACATCCAATAAACAATAAACCTGTTGAGAATGTATCAAAATCAAAAAATTTGATAGTTCAAGGGTTTAATCTCAGTAATAATAACCTTAAACTCTATGCGTATAACCATGATGCTAAAGAATTCTATGATATAGAAATGACAGAAAGCACATTCAGATCTATCAAAGAAGCCTTCAAGATGATAAAATGACAGTTAATAATGAAGTAAAAGAAGTAGAATATACAAACGAACTATATCACAAGGCAGTAATCTTTGCAATCAACAGACATAAAGGACAGAAAAGAATGGATGGTAAAACAGAATTTATAACACATCCACTTGCGGTTGCTAAAAGTTTACAGTGGTTAGATGAAAAGATAGTTGCTGTTTTACATGACACAATAGAAGATACACATACAACCTATCAAGATATTGAGGTTTTATTTGGTACTCGTGTGGCAAAAGCAGTAATGTTATTAACAAAACCAAAAGATGTTTTCTATGAAAGATATATTGGTGATTTAAGAAAATCCAGAAATAAACTTGCCATTGCTGTTAAAATTGCAGATATAAAACACAATCTAAGCAGTGCTGAAGGTATTCCTGATCCTGATAAAAGAGCTAGATTAATAGAGAAATGGAAAAAAGCATTAAAGATCTTAGAATGGGAAGTAGTAGTATAGTATGAGTGCAATTAAACAGATAAAGATTTTAGAATTCAAGGAAATAACAAACTGTGTTAGATGTTCATCAGATAATATTATAAAACTAACCAATTACAAAAGAGTTGAAGATCTCAAGAATAATAGTTTCAACAAGGGTACCGATGTAAGTATACGCTGCAAAGATTGTCACTGTCTGGTGCATTATAAAGAATGATCATCTGTTTTTGGTGTAATGGTGAATCAACTACGAAAGGTAAACCTATTGGTAGAGATTCAGATAATTTACTAATATGCAAACCATGTTCAACTATTGATAGAAAAACACGTTATCATCTTAGAAGAATGGCTAGAGAATTACCTTTTATATTAGATAAATTATTTCCAAATTATCAGAGGTTAAATAAATAAAATGAAACAATCAAGTGAGTTTAGATAATAATGATTGAAATATTAATATCAAAAGGTCAGATTATCTGGTTTGTTGGTGTTATCTTTGTTATTATAGCCTTTATATATTTTAGAAATTATTTCACTCAATACTGGTATGGTACTGTAAGTGTAGAAACAAAAGATAAAATAATTGGTATTATATTATTGGCATTTGGTTTGCTTATGATATTTTTGGGAATAAACTATGAATATAAAATAGTGGAGTTTAAGGTTATCTGATATATATGGATGGTTGGGAATGGGCTACAGTAATAGGAATATCAGTAATATTTGGTGCAGCAATTTTAGTTATAATATTCTATGAACTACCAAAATCAACAGATCAAAAATGTGCAGAATTATCTACAATAATGGAGCATAATAACACTATTGTTACGTTTAAGGAAAAGTGTGCAGTTTATTATACAAATGAAAAAAACTATTCTTTCTTAGATTTTGATAATCCCAGCTTTGGTCCAAACTCTTACACGTTGGTGAAAAAGAAATGACACTATCAGATTGTAGTTTATACGGTCATAATCTGGAAGCAGATCCAGAACACGAACCAATACAAGAAGGTGATATAATACATCTTCATGTAAGATGTAAAAGATGCAACCATAAGATGTTATTACATATGAATGAAAAAAATAGTTTATAATTCGTTTTCTATTCTATCTGTCATTAGAATATAAGCATGATCATGTGCAACATGTTCTATTACTTCCTTTTGTTCTTTTAAATGTAAATAACTAAAATGCTCTTCACTTAGCGATATTGATCCAGTTGTGTTTATTTCATGTGCCATATAATCCCAATAAATTTTACAATAAGGACATTTGGTCATACTTTATCATTCATTATTATTAACCAGCTCATCTATACTGATAAATTCCATTTAATTTACTTCCACAATGTCAAATTCAAATGATAGTTTAAATTGAAAACAATCAGATGATTCTAGTGTTACGTTTTTTAATTCTTTTCTATGATCATTTAAGAATATTACTATATCATTAAATAATTTAGAATTTGCTTTTAATTCTATATTTATAGTTATTTGTATAACCTTGATTTATGAACTATAAACTTACTAGATTCTGAGTTAGCTTCTAATGTTTTTGCTGCTGCATTTGCATCTTCTTCATTATAATAACTATCAATTATTCTATAGGCAATTATTCCTTCTTGTACTACAACATAGATGTATCTGTCAAGTACTAATGGATCTCTTCTTAATTCATTATGGTATTCTATTGTATCACTCATATGCTAGATCCTTTCCTGTTTTTTCTTTATAGATTTTTTTGGTTTGTTCATATAATTCCTTTTCATCCATTTCACCATTTTTATATAAAAGAGTTAAAATGATTTCATTTAATATTGAGTCTTCGTTATTATCGGTCATTCTTTTTTACAATCCTTTGTTAAATCATCTAATACTTCTTTTGCCTGTTTTGCGTCTAGATTGTAAGGGTTATCTAATCTTATTGTATACATGTGATCGTATTCATCCGTACAACGTATGTGTATTTCACCTGATTTTGGATCAATATACGGATCAGAATGTGTTGGTTTACTTTTAATGTGTACGTTCTTTCTTTCTTCTTCGGGAATTGCCAGGTATTCCTCTAAACTATCAACCCATCTTGGTCTAATGTAATCTGGTTCTTTGAATGACATTATACGTTTCCAAGTATTACCTTTTTTATCTGGTATTCCATCATCTTGCCATAGTTCTTTTATTATTTTACCATTCTTTGATCTTTTAATAAAAGAATAACCAATAAAATTACGTGATGGTTTAAGTTCTTTGTTCATTTGTGATTTTCCTTCTTCGGGCATGCAAATACATGTTCACCTCTAGTTACTAAACCAATTCCATTACAGTAGTCGCATTTCTTTTGTTCTTTTTTGTTTGTCATTATCTCAATCCTTTGGATTGAATGGCATACCATCATCATCAAGATTGGGATCTGGGTAATCTGGTTCATCCCCTGTTCCATATTCTTTTAGATAGCAGTCATTACAACGGTCCATAAATGCACCCTGACTTTTACTAAAACAAGCTTTGCAGATACTTCTGTTACAGTTTAAACATGATTCACTACAATCTTCACAGTAATTTTCATTACAGTAATAACAGTAGTTTAGATCATCTATGTCTGGTTTACTACATGAACAGCAGTTTATTACTTCACTCATTTTGGTTATACCTGTATTCCCTTATACATGAAATAGAACAAAATACTTTTGTTTTACCGTTGTATATTGTATGACCCATACAGATAGGATCACCACAGTACATACAATTATATGATTTTGCTTGAGTGCAACGCACACATTGTGTACTCATTCTATTTTTAACCTCTCAGCAAGTCTTTCTAGTTTTTGTTTATAATCTAAAGTTTCTTCAATTTCCTTTTCATATTCTTTAACTCTTTCTAATTGTCTTTTTTCTTCTTTGATAAATCGCTGATGTTTACAATGTTCAACATTATGATCACAATTTTCAATTGAATCGTTAATTAATTCAACAATAACACTATGCTCCCATGTATCTATTTGTAAGGTTATAAGATCATTACTCATTTCTTTTCTACACTACTCCTTGTTGTTGTTGTTATTTCCTTACGTATATCACCTATTATTTCACGCATTTCCTGCATATCACTACTCATATCTTCAATTACTTCTTTTGAAAGATAATTCTTGTTATTGCTTACAGTCATACTATGATGATCCCATAACAATTCAAGAGCTCTTGAAATTATCTTACGCTGTGTTATATTGTAGAACCCTAGTTTTTTTGAACATTCATCACAGATCAGCCTATGAGATTTTTTAAATAAATGAGGTGGTATGCTGCACTTTTTGAATCTATCTACTTCTTCACCACAGAAATTACATTCCAATACCAGATCTTTACCTTCACCTAAGATTGTCATTCTAATTTTACTCCACACATGTGACAGAATTCGGTAGGTATGAAAACATTCTTATCTTTATCAAAGATAACCCAGCAATTCATATAACCTTCTGCTTTCATTACTCTTTCTGGATGAAAACCTTGCAATAATTGAAAACATCTATGTTCTAGAAAGTTGAGAGTATTATCTAGTGGTCTAGCTGCATTAGATATTTTTATTCTGTTTTCTTTGTTAAACATTAATCAAAATACCCCCCTGATTTCTTTTTGTATAAATCCCTAGTTTCTATTGCATTTCTTACCTTTGTAAAGAATCCCGTGAAAAACTCAGGTTGTAATGAATACCTTGTTACCTGTTCCGTTCCATTCTGCACTATAATAAACATTACATGAAATAGATCTTCTAGCTGATCGTAGTTTACCGTAATATCTTTTAGCAAGAAGGTAGTATGCTCTTTATATTCAACTGGTGGTTTATCTTCAGTCATTTTAAAATCCAATTTTGTTATCTTCCACATATTTTATGATCTCTTCCTTATGATTCTCAAACATCATATTGATTATTCTTTGAATGAACTTGGATCGTGGAATATCACCACGTAGTTTATCAATTTCATCCAGTCTTTTCATATCAATCGATAAACCAATTCCTGTTTTTGATAGTCTGCTCATATCATTCCATTCCGTTTATTTTCTTGGTTAATACCAGCATTTTATTTTCCAAATTCTGCATTNNTAAGTTGAATATTCTGTAAATGCAATCTTGCTTCAACGGTTGCTTTTGTATTAAATGCTCTTAACATTTCAAGCTCCCTTTTGGTTACAGGAAGATTATATTCTGTTTCTGTCATTGTGGCATTGGTCCTGAATAACCACGTTCTATCTCACCATACTTTGATTCATCATATTCACCACTACCTTCTTCTATAATGCGATTCAAAACATCCTGTTTTTCCTTGATAAGATTCAGCTCTTCCTGTGACCATTCTGTTTTTCCTTCACTTTTTTCTTTAGTCACTCCTTCATCTATTTTTCGCAATTCAATCATTGCTTTCAGTCTGTTAATAACTACCATATCAATCACTTATTTGCTGAATTGTTTTTTATAGAACAACTTTTCTAAAACGGATTTAGTAAGGTATACCCTATAATTTCCAACTTGAAGCATTGTGTAGTTGTTATGATAACCAATTCGTCTAATTGTTTCATTCTTGATTGCAAGATCCGTTGGTTTGATTTTCATAAAATTGGCTTTGGATTCTTCTATTCCTTCTGCTATTACTGCTGGTTTTGTTTTTAGGTTCGCTTTCATTTTTATTATAACCTTGCAAGATTATTGATGTCTGCATTTAATAAGGTTTTCTATTTGAAAAAACAGTTTTATAGGAGTTTGTATAATTCCAAAATAGTAGGCTTTTCGCTTTTATCTAGTGAGTATTATATTATTATATTATATTTATTATTATTATTTTATGTAAATTGTTTAGTAAATACTTTAGTTTTTACTTTATGTAAATCCTTTAGTATATACAAAATTTAAAATATTTTAAAATTATTTTACAAATACAACTTTCACCGTTAAAAGCTAACGGATTTACATAAACAATTTACATAACGTAACAGCTAACGGATTTACAAAACGTCAATAATTATCGTAATTCAATGGGGTATATGTTTTCTACAGCATCAGTAAAAGCTAAACAATTTACATAAACAATTGCATAAACTAACAGCTAAAGTAATTACTACAAATAAAAAGATTTAATAATATAGGTAGGCTACCAACCTACCCAAGTAAGATGTATAGGATTAAACCATCATCTCGTAAGAGAAAGATCTTAACAAAAGATGATTTAACAAAAGCGATTGAAGAATACAGATATATAAATTATGTACCGTTAAGCTGGAAAGACGATAATAATACTACTACTACTACTAATGAAATATGGTATAGACAAAATAAACAAACTGGTGAATTTTATTATTGTCAGTATTGTATGAAAACAAAAAATTATAGTGAGGAAGAAATACCAAAATTAGAATTAATTAGTGTTGGTAGATGGATCAGTAAAACGTACTGTAGATGTGTTAATTGTGGTATTATTTTATGTTATACGTGTTTAAGTAAGGCTCAGGTTCAAAATCAAAAGTATTTACGTTCAAATTGCAATACCTGTAAGAATAGAAGAATTCAAGAAGCAAAGCCTACAAAAAAATGTGAATGTTCACCCGAATGTAATTATGAAATTCCAGTAACAAATCTAAAAGGACAGCCACAGAAATATGCAGTTGGTCATGGACTGAAATTCTACCATACAAACAATAGTTTTAAATGGATTGATTATCATGCAAAACTAGAAGAATATGAACGTAAATAATATAGTAGTTGAAGAGCTGGGAAGAAAGTATAAAGATAAAAATTACAGGCTCTTGTATCAAATCCAGGTAGATTATAAAAAACCTGCCATTTCAAAAATGCTTTATTTAGATAAGGAAGCATTAACTGCTTTACATTCTAAGGTTAGGGAATTTGTTGATGAATCAGATATAACTAAACTTAATGTTGTTTCATTTGGTCATAAATGCGGTAAGGATTGTGGTGAACCTGATCTAGACGTATTAAATGAACATAAATTTGGATCAATTATAGATATACGAGAAGCAAATTCATTTGCAGAAATAGAAGTATTTGATAAGAAGAAAGTAAAGGGTAAACCAGCAATTAAAAAGAAAAGTACTAAATCAAAGAAAAAAGTTAAGCAAAAATAACACTTAAATGACTATATAGTTAATAATACTTAACCCACATGCATATAAGGTAAAAAGATGGGTTTTGTCAATAGTATGGAAACGGTCACGTGCTATTGACAAAAAGATGGAAAGATGGGTAGGTAGTTTTTTCGCTCATTTTTCTCTATCTATCTATCTTTCCATTTCTTTACTGTTCTATATTTTGAATTGTTGTATGTTCTATGGCATGAACAGGTACAAGAAATAGAATAACAGTCAAGACAGTTTTTATAAAAGCATTGATGTGATTCACCCATGATTAATACCCACTCTTTGATTTATTCCACTGAATAACCCTAAATCTTGTTTTAAGCATACAGCATATACAATATGTACCATTAATACATGCTATCTTCTTAATTGACCTATGGCAGTTCTGACAGAATCTATAACCTCTTTTATAATCACAACCTGTAAATGGTTTAAAGTTGGGATTGGTATTACAAATTCCTTTACATCTAATTTTACTCATTTTATTAACTTTCTTAACCTTTCAATTACTTCATAACCTGTTTCATCAATTATAATGAATCCATCACCAAATACCCTAACCATAAAATCATGTATTGCAATGTCTATATCATTCATACCCAAACTTTTTAATTCATTTATTCTTTCTTTCTTGTAATCAAAACCTACTGTTCTAGGTGGACCGTTAACATACATAATATCATTTATTCCCCACCTATAATGAAAATTAAATTTATCAAATGGATCAGTCATGTTATTCATTTCCTTCAAAACATATTTGATTCAATCTATGTTTCATTATTGGATCAGGTATTCCTGTTACTGTTTTACAATTCAAACATTGCATGCTGAATGTTTTAGTATAGAATTCTTTCTTTTGACTGTAATCAAACTGTATATGAAATATAATATCTTTGCTTTCGCATAAACCGCAATACATTCCAGAATAGGGTAATTTATCTGATGTATATGGCATGTTATTGTACCAGTGTTACAGTTTTAAGATGTTTATCTTTGGCATATGTTAAAAGAATCTCAGAGAATCCAAAATTATCATCCTTGAATTTTTTAGAACTGATTCGATAGGGTATATTTGCAATCAACTTATCTACCTGCTTTTTAGAAAACTTGCAGTATTTTATTAGCAGCTCATTACAGAAATTTTCTTTTCTATCTTTTATATATTCAATCAATTTCTCAAATCCTACATCATAGATATGACCATTTGTGAAAATTATACGTGGTCTACCTGTTCTATGTATAATAGAGATCTCTGATATGCAGCAACCCATGTTTTCATAGAGAATGGTATCTAAACTAGAATTGATATTGTGTTTTTTAGCAGTACTCAACAAATGAGTAAATCAAATTGTTTTATTTAAACTTAAACATTTGGCATTTCAAAATGTATTTCCTTCTCATAAACAACTTCTAGAATTTCAATTTTATTTACATGAAAAATTCTTTCTTTGATTGCTTTTTCCATAAACTTTGTTGTGGTCAATTCACAAAGTACATTGATAACATAATGATATTCTGAATGTATGCCAGTGTTATTTTCAGCTATATTTATCAGCTTGATTGTTTGGATTTGAATCTTACTCAGTCTTTCTTTAAGTACTTTGGCTTGATTCAAACTAAAACAAAAAACACTGAAAATATAACGCATGTTATTCTATCTCTTTTAAAATCTTTGTAAGTGTAATGTTAATAGCATTAATATCTGCTGTTACTGCACTATACTTTAGTGCTAGATCTTTAGAATATTCCTGCAAAAGTTTCAATGTCTTGATTAGATTTTCATCCTTATCTTCATACTCTTTTGGTATTGATACCCTACCTTCATTTGTTACTACGTTTTTGTTTTCTTCAGTGTTACTTGATTCTATTATGTCACTTGACACACTAGTACTATAAAAAATCCTAAATATCTAAAAAATGTTACGATGGTAACAAAGAATGGGGATCAGGGGAAAGAGTAAGAAGAAATACGAAATTTCACCAGGAACGAGATTCTTATACCAGCTCTTAATATCATGCTGGATTAACAATATTACTAATCCTGATATTATCAAAAAGATTCTAGAGTATGCAGTTAACAACTATAAATTCAATTACAGAAAAAACCTAAAGATAACAAATCATACATTATGGGTTTTTACATATCATATTAAAAGTCATATACCTGCTCTAGCAATGTTACAAGATACAATTTATGGTGAAAAGGTTACCGTCATTTATGGACCAAAGAAATCTGGAAACAGTATTATCAACACTCCAACTTTCAAAACAATATTAACATTAGAACGGGCTTTTCCAGAAGAAGATAATATAATCTTTAAAGAGATATACCCAACTGATACAATATTAAATGAAATACTGGAAAAAATAAATGAATAGATTTTGCGAAGATCTTCTTCGCAAATTATTTTACTATTGCTTGAATGTTTACCGCTTCCATATTTTCACGACTAAACGTAATGATAAGCCTGTTTACCTTTGAATCAGAAATATATTTTGCAACCTTTTCAAACATATCTTTATTCAGACTTACTTTTGTATTCATTTCTATTTCTTCACGTAGGTGTGCAACAGTACTGTTTAGTTCTTTAACCTGCTTTGCATATGAGCCAATCAATTCTGTCTGTCGTGTATTTGTGGGGTTTTCAACTTCTGCATTTGCCTGAGCTAGAGATACGGATTTACCAACAGATTTACCTGCTTTTTCAGCTAATCTTGCATATTTATTTTTCTCGTATTCTTCTTTGGCAGTATTAGGATCTACTCTTGTACCACTTTCTAATGTTTGATCGTTGGTACCGGCAGCTACAGCAATTTTATTTGGGTTAGCTCTAACCTTTGATTGGTCCTTATACTCAGCATCTAAACACTGTCTGATATAGTTCTTTGAAATTTGAAAACCCTGTAAATCTTTGGTCAGTTGAGTGCTTATTTTTTCCTTATCAAATCCAGCTTTATCTAGAGATTTGGCAGCCTTGTTTACATACTCTTTTTTGTTAAACTCATATTCTGATGCTACATTACGGAATTCAGTAATTATTTTTTTATAATCTTCTGGTAGGTTTGGATCTAATTCATTTGTCATATCGAGTAAAAACTTACGAGTCTAAAAGTCTTAAAAAGGTATTGAAGGATTCAAAAAGAGCTATATAGAACCAGTATCAATTTAGTTTATGGACATTACTAATAAAGTATTCTTGGGTAATACATTAGAACTGTTAAAAGATTTTCCAGATAATTCTATTGATTTGGTAGTTACTTCACCACCATATTATAAACTTCGAGATTACGAACATCCCGATCAGATAGGACAGGAAGATGATATGATTGATTATATTAGAAATTTGATGATGGTATTCTTAGAATGTAAACGCATACTCAAAGATACAGGTAGTATTTACGTAAACATTGCAGACAAGTATGATAAGTATAACTCTTTGATGGGAATACCAGAAGAGTTTATGCGAATGATGACTAGAAGTTTAGGATTCTTTAGACCCAATACTATTATTTGGCAAAAGAACGCTTTACCCGAATCACCTAAAGCAAGATACAGTAACAACTTTGAATACTTTTACTTCTTTACCAAATCCATAGATTATACATTTAATATACAGTATGAACCCTATGCAGAAAGTACACTAAAGCAAGTTGAACAAATCTACAAAGGTCAAGCGAAAAAAGACTATTCAAGTGGAAAGGTCCAAAACCCTAGTGATACCAAAAGAAGAATAATAAGCAGTATAAAATTTGGTGGGAAGAAATACCCCGATAACGTAGATAATGGAACATATTCAGGGAAACAGTGGGTGATAGAACCAGAGAAAGGAGCTAGAAAAAGATGTGTATGGAAAATTGCAACCGCTAACAATACAGAAAACCATTATGCAAGTTACCCTGAGAAACTTGTTGAAACTCCAATCAGAGCATCAAGCAACGTTGGTGATTTAGTTTTAGATCCTTTCTGTGGCAGCGGCACAACCTTATTTGTTGCTAATAGATTGGGTAGAAAATATTGTGGTATTGATATACAGCAAAAGTATATCAACAGCATTAATAGAAAGTTAAGAGGTATGCTTGATGTCTATATTAAATAACAAAATCAAATCACTTATTAATAACCTAATAGAATTATAATTAAAAATGAGGGATTTCAGTTATCTGGAAAATATAAGCAATGCGAGAAATTTCTTTTTAATGTTTCTTTGTATTGGGTTTGTGGTTGCTATTATGCTGGTTATGTGGGGATTTAGCAATCTCACAGAAGTTGAACGCCAGTATATGACCGAGCATCAATTTTTATTATTGCAATTTGCTTTTACTGGGGGTTTAATAATAGCATTGATTGGGATTATATTCTTAATTCATTATATTGGTGGGGTTAATCCAAAAGATGTATTTGCATATCAGTTATGGTGTCAGGCACAATTTAAGAGGTTAAAGGAAGAAAGGAAAAAGAAATGACACAATGTGAAAGATGTGGGTATGATAAAGATATGAGTGATTTATCAACTTCTATACATTTTATGTCACATCCTAGATACTGTCCTAATGGTGCATGGTTATGTGATGCATGTGCAGATATACTAGAATTAACAGGTGAATGTTTCGTACCGGTGTATAAAAATGAGTGACCGTTATTTAAGAAAAGAAGAGTTAAGGGTAATACGTGAAAGTTTGCTTGTTAATAAAAAGCAAATAAGAATTGATGCAAATAATGAATTTACAGAGAAATTAGACAAGTATGAAAAAATATCTGATGTTCTTTATGATGAAGCAATTGGATTATTAAAAATAATTGATGTGTTGTATAAAGAGTTAGATCCAAATAATACGAGTTTACATGTAGTGGTAGAAGAAAATGAATAAAGAAGAAGCGTTAGTTTGGTTGAATGTCTGTATTAGTAATGAACAATTAGATGAATCAAAACAAATTGCATGGGCAAAAACTAAACAAGATCTTAAAGATGAAGATAAGTTAGCAATCATAAAAGAATCAGAATGGCGAATAGAAATTTTAAATGAATTAAAAGAATATGTAAAAAGGTATCTAAGATGACTACTAAAGAACAACTTTGTTTAAATTGTGGAACAAAACATTTTGGCGTTGATCGGAAATTCAAATGTGACAATTGTAAGGTAGAAGGCGAGATTGTTTTTAATGAATAAACTTGATATTGCAAAACAATTATTTGAATTTGATCAAAAAATTATAAAAGATATTATGGGGATTTTTTATAAGGAGGTATCATTTGATGAATTACCAGTAGAAGCAATAAAGTACTATCGATTTAAAACAAATAGAATAATTTCAATGGTGAAAAATCTGAATGAAACTTGAATACATTAAATCAAAAATAGAAAATATCTTTTATGATAATGATATTTCTATTGAATTAATTCTAAATTATGATATTAGAAAAAATGATGAAGTGAAAGAATTTGAATTTACAGCAGCAGGAATTAGTAATAATGAATTTGATAGTTTATTTGATTTAAAAGAAAGAGAAAATTTAGAAATACATATTGAATGGGAATATGATACAAGATGGCTTGAAATCACATTAACTGAAAAAGAAGGGCTTAGTTAGGTAGTTATTTAAGATGGCAACACTTGTAAATCACTTACAATATATGCAAGTTTCTAAATCAAATAGATCTAGCAAACGTGGTAATAAAACAAAATATGATGCAATTTATGATGCTTTATCTTTTTTAAAAGAAACAAACTATGCCTTACCTATATTTCATATAACATCAAATCGAAAATTCCATCCAATTTTAATTGAAAAAGGTTTGATAGAAAAAGTCAGGGATGTTAAAAATGCTCCACTATCAGGGTATAAAGCAACAACAGATTATTACATTCTATCAGAACGTGGCAGGGAATATATGAAAGAGTATGAGAAGTTACGAAAAGTGTTAGGGGAAATATGAACGTAAAGGAAGAATTTGATAAATTATATAATCAGTATTTTGAGCAAATAAAATTTATGGGTGATCATTTAAAATTATTAGATCCTGTAACACGATCTGCTTGGTTTAATTTGGTACCAAGTGGCGTTCAAAAATGCATATTAAGATATTGGAGTGAACAACAAAATGACTAATATACTGCACAAGGTAAAGTGGCAAAATGCTTACATTATTGATGATAGATTAAATCCATTTCAATGTAACAAATGTGGTGAACGTTTTAAGTTTGCCAAAAGATTAAGAAATCATATTAGGGAAATACATGCATATTGATGAAAACGGTTATTGTAAAATTTGGAAAAATGGTAGATTTGTAAGGTTACATAGAGAAATCTACAAGCATTATCTTAAAATTTTATTTGATGAAGATATAGAAATTCCTGCTAATGTAGATATTCATCATATAGATGGTAACAAACAAAATAACGCATTAATTAATTTACAACCTCTTTTACATGGATCACATTCTATTATTTCAAATATTAAAGATTTATCTAGTTATTTTTGTTTAAGATGTGGTAGTAAGAAAACTTACATTCAACCTAAAAATGATAGACCAAATTGGTATAAATATAAACATGGAGTGATATGTAAAAATTGTTACGAGTTAATGAGGTATCATAAAAGAAAATGAAGATTTTAGATTTATTCTCATGCTGTGGTGGAGCTGGTAAGGGATTATCTGATAATGGTAATAATGATGTAGTTGGGGTTGATATTACTAATAATCATGAGTACCCATTTATTTTTATTCATTCTGATGTTTTTGAATTACCAATGTCTTTTTTTCAGCACTTTGATCTTATATGGGCTAGTCCACCATGCCAGCATTATCTACCTTTGAATAAGTGGCGTGGTAACGAATACCCCGATCTTGTTGGAAAAACTAGGGAGTTATTAAAAAAGACAAGAATACCATACATAATTGAAAACGTTCCTGGAGCTCCAATAAGGCAGGATCTTTTGTTATGTGGTGAAATGTTTAATGACCTTAGAATAATAAGACATAGAATATTTGAATTCGGTAATGGATTTAAAAAACCATACAAACTACCACACAAAAGACACAAAGATACATTCATTGAAAACAATGTAAAGAAATCAAGATACGCATGTGTGGCAGGTCATGGTGGAAACTCTTATTCATTCACACTTACCGATTGGCAAAAGGCTATGGGTATAGATTGGATTACAAATAAAGAACATCTAGCACAGGCAATACCACCAGCATATGCTAATTATATAATAACAAACAAAGTTGAGCATGTTAAAAGACTAGAGGATTTTCTAATACAAACATGACACAACAATATTGCAACTGTGAAGAATTTAAAGATGCATACAAACGTGGTATTAGAGCATCATGCAATATACCCGAAGTATTAGATCCTTTCAAGTATAAAGAAGTCTGTGATTTTTGTGGTAAGCGAGTAAAGATTTAAATGAATTTGTATTTTAATAAGGAGTACAAAAATGAGTCAGAAAGAATTAGGACAGTTAACAACGTTATTACTTGAATATGGATTATATAAGAAAAAATCTAATACTCGAACTAGAGAATTACAAGAAGCAATAGGTATTATGATAAAATACATAGGTGATGATCTAGAATAAATAAATTTGATTGTCTTTTAGTAGATCCAGCATGGGAATATAAAAATAAAAAAACTGGTGGTAGTTTCAAATCAGGAGCTTCACAGAAATACGAAACCATGAGTATTGTAGATATTCAGAACCTATACGATAATTTACAACTAGACAAGTTAATGGATGATGATTGTTGTTTGTTCTTATGGACTACAAACAGTATGCTACCACACGCTATATGTGCTTTAGAACTATGGGGATTTGAATATAAGACAATGATTACATGGATCAAGCCTAACTTCGGTATGGGATTCTGGTATAGAAATAAAACAGAACATATGTTATTTGGAATTAAAGGCAAAGTAAAACCATTTAGATTTGCATATGAAAATATATTCTATACTCAGAATCAATTGAAACATTCACAAAAACCACAGAAAAGTTACAGGATTGTAGAACAGGCTGCACAAATGGTTGCATTTGATAAAGATAGAGGTGGTATTAATATACTGGAATTATTCGCAAGAAAACAACATAAATCATTAAATGATAGTATACGCTGGGTATGCCTGGGTAAAGAAATATCTAGAAATACTCTAGATGTAGATGTTCAAAATCTTATATCTTTAAATGCAAATATTACAAAATAATAACATGGTACTTGTAGATATGCTAATTGGTGGAATCATTGCCCTAGCGATAGGTATAATCCTGTATGCTATTAAAAACTGGTTACCACCAGTGGCACAAACTGTTGCAGCAATAGGTGGAATAATCCTAGCAGTGATTGGTGTTATACTGATAGTACTTTCTGTGGTACTACCGTATATACCAACATAATTTTTTTATTCTAGTTTGTTTAATAAAAATTACCTTCTCATCATGGGCTAACGGTTGGTAGATCCCTTCGGGCTAAGCTACGGGAACTTAACGGGAACTTAACAAAAGGAAATGATGGTTGTTGATCGGACAGCAACCAGATCCTTTTTTATTTTACTTCTTTTTTATTGCTTTTTTTGTCGAACCTTTCTTTTTAACAACAGAAGGTGTTTCTTTAGGTGATGAAGCAGTTTCTTTTTTTGCTATTTTTTTAATATTTTTTACCATAACACGATTTAGAATATACTAAAATTTAAGTATATTTGTAAATATTATAAGTTTTAATGAATTCTGAATTAAAAAAGACACAAAGAATAAGGGATGTACTATTTGTTTCAGTTCTTGTAATCTATGGTATATTTGCTGCAATAACAGCATACTCAATTGCGAATGGAGTTTTTGCAGTTGAAATACTATTAATGCGGTTAACCTGTGCTGTTTTAATATTGGTTATCTATTTGTTATCTCTTAAGATTATAAAAGCACATGAAGGATGTATAAAACGTATGAATTTCTAAATCTTTTTATATCTAATAATTCTAATAGAATATACAAAAATGAGCAATCAACAAGAAATGCAAGAACAAGTAGAAAGAAAAGGATTGTATACAGGAAACGTAATTTTGGAATTAATACCAGATAGCAAGGGGGTTAAGCCTGCTTTTAAGGTAAACAACCTGGCAACAGAGAAGGAAATGGATGATGCACTGACTAATTTTATGTATCTTTCAAAAAATGTACATGTAATTTTACATGAAAATGATCTTCCAATTACCTATGAACAGGCAGTAGAAGAAGCAAAGAAGAAAACAAAGGGTGAAAAGAATGTTGAGTAATCCACCTAATTTTAGAGTTGGCAAATGTGAGATTAGATTTGATAAAACCAATGTTATTTTAGATTCCTATGGTGTAACCAATTCTGAACGTTTTACGGTTGTTTTTCCCAAAGCAAGCTGGCTTAGAGTTGCACAGGACATTATTAAAGAATTCAAGCAAGATAGTGAGAAATTAAAATGAATAGAGAAGAAGCAATAAAACATCTTGAGGAAATGGTTAATGCTTATATTGGTATGGCAAGACTAACAAGATCAATATCAAATAGTCCAGATGGAGTACAGAATAAAATATTCTATACTGTTGACGTACTAGATTATATCAAGGAAAATTTAAAATGACACTTTGGAACGGTGATACCCCTATTATGTGCGAATATACTGGTTGTCGTAAAGGTGCAATAGAAATTAAATTTATAAGAGCTGGATTATTTGGCAATGCTAATCATACTTATTTTCAATTAGAATTACCTGTATGTGGTGATCATATGAAGGATGTAGTAAACGGTGTATTTGTTTTAGAGGAAGTAAAGCATAGATGAATGATAAAGAAATTGATCAATTAGAAAATGACATAAATGAATGGTTGAAAAGAATGGATGCATCAAAGTATGGAGTAGCAGCCAACTTTTCAAATTATGTTCCAGTTCAAAAGAATTCAGATATTACTAATAAAGATGTGAACAGTCTTTTACATTCACTCGGTGAAACTACGGAACGCTTACAAATGCCTAAAGATAAACTAGCAAAATTAGAAGAAGAAGAGAATAAAGGATTGTATGGTATTACTGATGAAAAGATGGCAAATATCTTACAAGGGTTATCAAACAAATTCGTAGAGCTTTTAGAGCAAAACGAGCTTAACAGATTACCAAATGAAATAGTAATAAAATTAGTAACAATTTTTGCCAGTTTTATTATTGTTGAAATAGTCAGGCATACGCAAGGAAGTATATCAGCTCAGATAAACGCAATGTCAGCAGTATGCAGTAATATCTTACAGGTATTTGATATGTCGATAGAAGAATGTAATCCAGTGGTTAAAAAAGCAATGCTCAAGACTTTACCGATAGGAGTTAAGGCGTTAATTGTTGATAAAACCATTGAAAAAATTGGAAACGTAGAAGATGGTAAGGTACGATCTAGAATGTTTTTAGAAGAAGTAATGAAAGCAATCGAAGAAGCAAACAAAGAAGAAAAAAAGATTGATGATAATATAAGGAAGTTTTGGAAAGATGACATATATAAAAAATAAAGAAAAATACAAGCATACTTCAAAGGGTAATACAATTATCTCTTTATACTGTCCATCCAAGCTATTAGAAGCGATTGATAAAGAACGTGGGTTAGTATCTAGATCGGTTTTCTTGGTTGATATTATATCAAAGAAACTTGGAGTGAAGTTAGATGACTGAAAACAAACAAAAAGGTAATTGTTTTTTCTGTGGTAGTATTGTTGAACTACCAATAAACTATACTCCAATGTTCAAAAGAGAAATTGTATGTAAAGCATGTGAAGAAAAGTATGAAGGCATATGACTAGAGGTGTTTATTACAGATTCGGTTGCTTATGCATGTTAAAAGGATGCAATAAAAAGGCTGAGTATATGGTATCATATCGTGATGGGATGGACAATAAAGTACCAACTCATTACTTTTGTATAGATCATATTAAACAAGAATCTCATAAAATACAAAATAGCGGTATTGTTTATGTCATTGAAGTAACAAATCTTAGAGATATAGAATTAGGACTAGCTGAAGGATGGTAAAAAAATGAACGATTGGTATGTTTTTTGTAATGATCATAGTAAGGTTGTAGATGGCAAAAAAGTTAAATTAATTTTTAAATGTAAAGACAGCAAAGAAGCAGATCTTGTATGGTATAAACTTCATCTTTTAAGAAAGCAATTAAAATTATCACATATTTATACAACTTTACGTTTTCCTGCTGTATATAAAACAAAAAAGTTTGCTGTATTTATGTATGATCGATTAACAAGTCCAGATATGTATGATCCACATTTTCCAATATTGGATTTAGAAAAAGGTGTACGATGGAATTAACAAACTATTTTTTAATTAGTTTTTTTTATCTATATTCTTGCACTTTAATTATGGTTATACCAAACAACCAACAGAACCAGTAATTAAAATAAGATTCGTAAATGTGCTAGAAGCAAAAAGGGCAAACAAAGTATTAGGTAAAAACGAAGTATACCCTATCAAGAATTTAGATATGCATGTAACTCAAGGGCAGTATGACTTGTTGCAAAAATATTTTATTAACTTTAGATTAATAGACGAATAGATGAAAAAGAGAAGCAAAAAAGAGGTTGATAGATTACTCAAACAACTAGATGAAATGAAAAGTAAAGAACATGAACAGGCAGCTTGTTCTATTCCAGGTCACATTGTTACTTACGAAAAAAATGAGGATGGAAATTATAATGCTATATGTTATTCTTGCAAGGTTTACCCATTATAAAAGCAAATTTTAATCTTTCAAATTTCTTTAAACATACTTTTTCTATACCTTAAATAAGTAGTATTTTAAATGTACGTTTAGGAAAAAATGATTCGGATTATAAAATATCTTGTTATTGTTATGTTTTTAGGTTTTATGGCAATAAGTGTTTTTATAATGTTTGATAATTATCATTTAGCAGTTGAAAAAGGAGTTGCACAGACAATTGTTTGTGAACAGGTTGAAACAACAGTTCAGGGGAGTTCACAGGTAAGATCACTTGAAACATGTTATACTTATGATCCACAGCTTTTATTTTACGGTCAAATAGGAATTATTGCAGTATTAATATTATCAATGAAATATGTATACAATCTTGCTGTATCTTATGTTGTTAGGTATAGAAAGAAAAGAGCAGAAGAGGAAAATACACTGGATGCGTTAAGAAAAAATAAAAAACATCTTAGGTTTTAGATTTAATATCTTCTTTTGTTTCCGTTACTACCTGTTTAATATTTTGCTGATCTACTTGTATATTTTTAATCTTCTGTTCCACCTGTTCTACTCTTTTCAGTATTTCATTATTTTTTTCTTCGCTGATTTGTGCATCTTTTCTTGCGATTATATGGGTAGATAACGCAATTATCAGTAGTGTTATAACCCCACAACCGATTATTACCTGTCCTAACGTTATATACCAGTGATCACCGAATAACATCATAGGTATTTTTCTTAAAGGTAATTAATAAGAGAATCACTATTTTGTATTATGCCAAAATCAGGAAGTTGTGAAACTCCGTATGAGAAAAGACAGAGAGAATTAGATTATAAAAGAAAGACACAACCAGCAAGACCGATTACAACGGAAGAAGAAGAAGGACAGAAAGCAAATGAAATATTAATGAAAATGACAAGTAATCTAAATCCAAATGTGGAAATTCAGGAAATAGAAAGGGTAGAATTAGAACCCAAACCATTTGAAATTGCTCCTGATAATCCAGAAAGAAGATTATTAGAAGAGCATCTAAAAAAAGAACAAGAGAAAAAAAGTTTTAAATTCTGCCCACACTGTGGGGGAAATTTAGACTACAAGTTAGATTAGTTTAATAGTTGTGGTCCTTTTCCTGTTGGCGTAGGACTAACAAAAGTATAACCCCAATCTTCTAACGTACCACTTAGAATACCACTGTTCATTGCGGTACATGATATTTCTGTTAAAACGTTAGGTTTTTCAAATTGTTGTAAACATTTAGCATTTAACCAGTCAAATGCAAAATCTATTTGCCACTGTTCTAGGTTCGGATGATAAGTATAAAGAGTATCAAAAACTTCTTTGTAATCTTTGTTGGATTCTAATATTGCTGGTAATTCTGGTTGCTGTCCATATACATTATTAATAACAAACATTGATGTTGTGATTATTATACCAATAAATAAAAGGTGATCTAGATTCATTAAAGATTCATACATCCTTCATATTCAGTTGCGTTGGTCAAGGTTTTACAAATATCTTTTTTGACCGTTTCAATATAATTATCTATCATGAATCCTTCAGTTGCGTTTGCTGCATTATTTGTTAGGGCTACTGTATAATCATATGATGCTGGGATCTCAGCTCCCCAAACTACCCCCAATGCGAACCCCATTATAATACCACAGCAAAGTACTATTATCAGTATTGCTGTTGTTGTGCTTATTCCTTTTTCTGTATGCTGTACGTTCATTTTTCTTATCAGTAATTAGTTTGATCTTGTATTTTAATGCTGCTATCAAAATTTAAGGTAGAATGTTTGTTAGAAAAGTTTTTTGTTTGAATTGTATTTTTTAATATCTGTTAAAAGTCTGTTCAATGATTTTATGATGGGATTCTTTGGGTTTATTCGATATTCCTTAACATGGTTTGCCCTTTTCTTATCACCACCAGTTAATCTTTCCTTGATAAAACCATACTCGGAATTTGCAAGTTTAGGCAAATATCTTTCAAGGGTTGAAATCTTGATATTGCTATTTTCTGCTATTTCTTCCCTAGTATAATATACATCATTGTTTACGTAATTTTTCATAAGAAAGAGAATTATCTTTAGGGCAGTGTCGTTATACCATACTTTATCTAAATCATCACATTTATCAATCGATTGTAAGATTGGTGGTTTAACCCTTGTAATTTCTCTTGTATTCATCTATATACAATAAAGCCTATACCTGCACTATTTAAATTTACGTGAAAATAAGATTAAATAAAGTTTAAATTCTGCAAAATATAAGGAAATCAAAGAAAAATGAAAACGAAAGATCTGGATCTAGAGTACGAGTTTGATATGAATGATGTGATGGTGGCGTGTTTAACACTGACTGCTGCATTTTTATTTTTATGGTGGGGGTTGTATATAGTCAAGGGTGTATTTTCCCCTGCTATGGGAATACCGTTCATCCTTATTTTGGTATTTTACGTATTGCTGGATGAACATAACGATCAGACAAAAGCAAGAAATGATATTAGAATTGCTGAAAGTTTGCAAGCAAATGACTACATACAACTGACACATAAAACCGCAATAAAATATGTGTAGCTTATGACCGTACCGTTATCAATTCAACAGTACCCTTTTGTGAATGATTCAAAAGCGGTATTATCTAAACTCAATATTACCTTTGAGAAGATAGACACATCAAATGTATTTGATGAAATTCTCAATGAATCATTTAATGATATTATAGATGCAACTACAAGAAAAAAACTAGAAGTTAAATCTGTTATAAAAGACATTGAAAACTCAAGCTTTGAACGTGAGGTAGCAAAATTTTATTTAAGCTTGATGATAATCAAACCTTCAACAATCCTTACAAGGATGTTCATCAGATATTATGTAAACAAATTTCAGATTATTGTTAACTATTATACAAATAGAATTGCAGGTGGTGATATTATCATTATACCATATTATCTACTTTTGTTTAAGGAATTTGGTATAATCTGGAAGGTTGTAAAAATAACTGATGATTATTTTATTAAAACAACCATTGACAATTATCTTGATTTTGAAACACTAATAGGCAATAACGATCCACCTGAATACCAGATTTTAAAACTGGTAAACTGTACCGTATCAGCAGGTTATGTTTACTTTAGCATAAAGGATCAGTTTGATTTTCAAAGGATGCTAAACAAACTTTTAGAAGAAAGGATCAGAAATTTGGTAAATAATATTGAAGAAAATATTGAATGTACCAAGATAGACAAATGCAGAAATCATTTAAACAAATACATGAAAGACAAGGAAGGTTTATCATATCATCCTAATCCCCAAAAGTTAGAATATGGTGAAATAACCAATTCCGATTTATTACGTAATGAAGATATTATAAAAACATTCAAAGAATTTTTGAAGGATGAAAGGTATATTTCAATACTTGAGTTTCAGATACCACCATGTATTACTGCAATATTAGAACAGATAAGGGTAAAGCAAGAGCTTATACACACACAAAACATACTACTGGCTACATATCTAGGAGCAAAAGGATTTACATTTGAGCAGATAACTGAGGTGTTTAAAAGCACAGTAAACTACAATGAACGGGTTGCAAGTTATAATATCAAATACGTTTTGAATAAGAAATTAAAACCGCAGAATTGCAGAAATCTGGTAGTTGAAAATCTTTGCAATAAACAAAATGATAAAACAAATCAATGCGAGCATCTTAAAAACCCTTTAGTATTCAAAGGAATGATAAATAAGAAATGAAAAACGGAGTATATGATTACGTATCAATTACATGTTCTACAAATACTCATGTAGGCTGTTTTCATACAGATAATAATAACAGTGGATGGTGTTCATGTGATTGTCATGATGAAGAATGTACCTGTAATGTTCATTATTTTAGTAGGGGTAATAAAAAGAAAAAAGAAGATGAAGAAAAAATAAAAATTCTTATTGGTAAAATAAACTTGTTGCTTGATTCATGCAGGGGTATACCAAACACTCCTGTTGAGGTTAGGGAAAAAATTATAACCGCACAGAATTTTATACCGATATTAAAGGAGTTGCTTAAAATTGAATAAGGTTGAGATCGTTCAAGAATTTGTAGGTATACTTTCATTAATTAGGGAATTATCAGACAGGTACAGTAAAAAACAGGTTATCTTGTCAGCAAATATTGATCAAGCAGATAAATTAGAACAGCAATTAGATATGCTTTCAGAAAGTGGTTTTGTAACAACAATTGATAGAAAAGCCAAGAATATTTTCAATATAGGATTAAACAATAATGTTCTAGTCTTTTATCAAAACCATTATGATAAAATACAATACATATTTGATACTGATTTAGAAAATATTGATCTAAATAAACCAGAGCATAAAACACGATTGGACCAATGTATGAGATATATCAGAAGAATGTTTTGGGCTACGGAACAATCTAACCATTGTGAAAATTGTTGCATGTATGATGGGGATGAATGATCAAATGCCATTTTCACCAAAAGATTATGATGAACTGCTAGATTATTTTTCAGAAGAAGAAAGGCTTGATTATGTTCGTTTAACTATGCAGGTAGCAAATGGACATATAACAGAAGAATTCTTTAACGCAAAACATGATGAACTGTTTCAAAAGGTAGCAAAAAGAAAGGAAGAATTGGACAGGTATAATGCAATAAAACGAACTGATAAAGATGAAATATCTATGAAACTATACGGTGGTGTACATTCTGATTACGGGATTAAAAAGAAACTAGATAAAATTAATGGTAGTAGTTTTATTGATAGGTACAAGCGTAAGATGCAAAAGAAAGAAGATACAAGACAAGTATCAACCTTTTATGATGTATAATGATAGACAACAATCTTAATCTTGAAGGTAAAGAATTATGCCTTCTCAATGTATATTTTGAACCAAACAATCATAATATTTTTCTCAAACTATACGATATTGAGAAGAAGAAATTATACAATATAAAAGATGCTTCAATGTTTAAAGGATTTTTTTATATCAAAAAAGAAGATATTAACAATGCTGATTTACAGAAATTTTTATCAGAACATAATGAATTTGAAGTTACATTAGAAACAAAATATGATGGTATAACAAATAAACCAGTTGAAGTATATAAATTTGAAAGTTACAATACTTTTAACTGTTATAAAAAATGGACCGAAGAATTAAAGATTCCAAACCAGTATGAGTATCTTATAAAACTCTATGAAAGTTTCTATCTTTCTAATCAACTGGTACCGTGTGCAATTTATGAAGTTAAAAATGGCAAGTTAGAGTTTAAACGATTTCCGTTAAACGAGGTGGCAGTTCATACGCTTACAAAAATGATTCAAGATAACAACACTGGTAATAAAATCTACAATGAATATCTAACAGAATATACCGAGCTTTTGAGTCAACCGGTACCTTTTATCAGAAGGGTAGCACTAGACATTGAAGCATACAGTAGTGATAATAGGGTACCAGATCCAGCAAATCCTAAAGATCCCATCATATGCTGTTCATTTTATGATAACGAAGGTGGTAAGGTGGTTGTAATGTCAAAAGAACATTTAACTCCTGTACAGTTAGCACAGGTAAATGATTCTGAGTATATCATACATGATTACATGCTTTTAGTAAATACCGAAGTGGAATTAATTCAGTATATCTTTAAAATGATAAAAGAATACCCTATGGTTATTACCTTTGTAGGTGATAGTTTCGATCTTGCTTACATTTCAGAACGAGCAATTAAACTTGGTATGGTAGATCCGTTTAATACTCCTATTCGATTCACCCAAGATAATCTAACAAAGAAGGGAAACAAAGATCCTGTTTTTATTAAACATTCAATTCATATTGACTTGTTTCCACTTTTTAAAAATAAAAGCTTGCATGGTTACGGATTTAACAATAAATATACTCAATTCGGATTGGATCATATATCAAAAGCACTGATAGGTGAAGGCAAAATTGAACATGATGTTCCATTAAATGAACTATCAATTAATGACCTAGCTAGGTACTGCCTGCGTGATTCAGAACTTACTTTAAAATTAACAACATATTCTGATGAACTTGTAATGAAATTGCTTTTTACCATAGCACGAATTACCAAAGCAAGTATTGAAGATATAGCACGCTATGGTATGACAAGCTGGGCTAGATCGATGCTTTATTTTGAACACAGGCGTTGGGGTATGTTAATACCTACAAAGGATGAAATCAGAACTGGTAAGGGTGAAGGCAGTACTCAGGCAATTATTAAAGATAAGAAATTTCAAGGTGCATATGTATTAGAACCAAAGATCGGTACCTTCTTTAATGTTACAACAATGGACTATGCCAGTCTGTACCCATCTATCATTAAAAGATATAATATAAGCTATGAAACAATAAACTGCAATCATCCAAAATGCAAAGAGAAAAATCAAATTCCACAAACCACACATCATTACTGTACAAAACGAACTGGATTAACTTCATTGATAATTGGCGTAATGAGGGATCTCAGGGTAAACTACTTCAAAAGATTATCAAAAGATAAAAATCTAACCGAAGATCAACGTGATTTGTATGATTCGATCACTCAAGCAAGTAAGGTTATTCTTAACGGTAGCTACGGTGTTGTGGGTAGTGACTATTTCAATCTTTATTGCATACCTGTGGCTGAAAGTGTTACTGCATTAGGCAGAAATATTATTATGAAAACAAAAGAATATGCAGAACAAAAGTTAGGTTTACAAGTTTTATACGGTGATACCGATTCTATTTTTATATATAATCCAACTCAGGACCAGATAAACAATTTAATAAATTTCTCAAAAGGACAGTTTGATATAGATTTAGAGGTAGATAAGGAATACAAACTTATTATTTTTTCAAATAGAAAGAAAAATTATTTTGGAATTCATAAAGATAACAAGATAGAAACAAAAGGATTAACAGGAAAGAAAAGCAACGTACCTGATTATATCAAAAAGTGTTTTAATGAGGTAACCCAATTGCTTGTAAACGTAGATGATAATGAAAAGTTAGAGGTAGCAAAAAAGGAAATCAAAGATCTGATTCAAAATTACGTAACTGATTTGAGAAATTATAAGGTAGATTTAAAAGAATTAACATTTCAAAATAAACTAACCCAAGATGTAGATAGTTACGGTGAAGTAACATCTATGAATACGGATCTATTTGGACAGAAGCAAGTAACGAAAAAAGGCGTACCAATTCATGTAAAAATAGCCGAACAAATACAGAAAAAAACAGGCGAAAAGATAGAAGAAAAAACTTTCATTCAATACATAAAGACGGTTAAGGGAGCAAAATTAGCGAGTGAGTGCAAAAGAAGCGATATAGATATACCCAAATACATAGACACAATGAAAACAGCTCTAGATCCCATCTTGGAAGTACTTGGTATGGATTTCAGTCAGATAGCAGATAACACAAAGAAACAAACAAGTTTAGATAGTTTATTTTTTAAATAAAAATGCTTTATTCTAATTTTACTGCTAATGATGTTTTTGTACCTAGTAGTTACTTTAGAAAGTATGATAAAAATAATAAAAGATTATGCTCGTTAAAAGAATGTTTTAAACCTGTTAAAGATGGTAGATATATTACATGTTCTGATGAACATAGTAATGAATTCAATCGCTGGTATTGTGATCATTTTCTTTGGTATAGTATTAAGATTATAATTTTAAAAAGAGATAATTATACATGTCAAATTTGTAAACAGGATTTTTCTCAATATTTAAATGAAAATAGTGTATGGTATGGTACTGTTGGTCAATTTGTCGAATTTGATCATATAATACCAAAGAGCAAAGCACTTGATTTACATTTAGTGGTAAAAAAGCCAATGGATCGATATTATATAATGTGGAATCAAATAATTGGAAATCATAATAATCTTAGAACATTATGTAAGGTTTGTCACCGTAAAGTAACAAATGAGTATATGAAAGAAGTTGGTAGGAAAAAAAGAATTAATAATTTAAGAAAAAAAGGACAAACATTTTTAGTGTAATTTTGCGAAGAAGATCTTCGCAAATTATATTAGTTATCTCTTTGCAGTTCTGTTGTATGTCAGAACAAGTACAACCATTTCTTATCAACAATGAATACGGAACAGGGTATTTACCCGATCTCGGTGATTTCAGGGATTTTTCCCCTGAAATGATGCTAGCTCCACAACAAATTGAAGATCCAGCTGTAAAGGAAATTGCAGAAGCATTTACCAATCATGTAGATATACCAGCAGTATCAGCAGAGGTATTACCATCTACATCAGATTTTGTTGATCTAATGCCACCTGTTAGGAATCAAGGTAGTATAGGAAGTTGTACCGCTTTTTCTGTTGATGGTATCGTATCATATTACAACAAAACAATGAGAGGTAGAACAGTACCAATTTCCACACTTTATACATATAAGAAATCTAGGGATCTGGACAAAGCAACAGGTGATGTTGGTAGTTATCTTAGAACTGCAATGAAAAGTTTAAAGATGTACGGATGGATTGAAGAAAAAAGATACCCCTATATAACTGCCAAATACGACAATGTAATACCACGTGATTTAATAGACTATGGAGTAGAAAACCAAGCGATAAGTTACGTCAGAATAGATTCAAAGAATCAACCGCTTAATACTTTAGTCAATGAATTAAAGAAATACGTTATCAAAAAGATCCCGATCATGTTTGGTTTTTCTGTTTATTCATCTATTAATCAGGCAAATACCAATGGTGGTTTAATTCCATACCCAACAGCAGGTGAAAAACTAGAAGGTGGTCATGCAGTTGTAATATGCGGTTATGATGATAATGCTTTTATTATTAATAGAAACAGCAGCAATGCAACAGTTAAAGGTGGATTCATTATCAGGAACAGTTGGTCTAATAGATGGGGTAAAAATGGTTATGGAATCCTACCATACAAGTATGTTGAAAACCAACTTGCTATGGATTTCTGGTCATTACTTAATCTTGAATGGTTAGATTGGGCTGAATTCGACTAATCTTAAATATGATTAGTCTATAGTTTTTTTTATTACAATGTCTGCTGTTACTGAATTAGAATTAAAAAGGACTTCCCCTAGAATTTATTCAAATTCGTTATCATTTGAGCCACAAACATCAGAAAAACCACCTAAAGCGTTTTTTAAATTATTCTTAATCAATAATAAGGTATCATTACCCACACATCCATATCTTATTGAATGGGGTACCACAAATCCAAAAACATTACATGAAGATGTTGATACTTTTATTGGCACATATTTAACAAAGAAAGATAAAGATGGTAATCATCCAAATCTAAGAGAAGCAGGAATATTTGAACACAATTATTCTAATAAAGCAGAATATGTTAAGGATGCAATCGAGTTTTATAAAAAACATGCTGTTGCTAAAATTGTAGATATTTACAAACCTGATACTAGAATGTTGGAAGCAGCAGAAAAAGATCCTAACGTTCCGTTAGTCTATGAAGCAATGGCAGTAACAGAAGATCAGGACTTTATTGATGAATTAATAGCAAAACGAAAAACTGGTGAAGATATTTATGTTTCACCTGGAGTTTTTGCACTTGATTCTTATAGTGCAGGGCAAAATAAATTAATAGTAAATCGTTTTATCGGTACACATTCTTCAATAGTAGATCATCCATCACATACAAAACCTGTTGCATTTGTAAAAAAAGAAATATGTAATAATGATCATAAAACCTGTTACTTCAAATTATTGACTGCTTCAGAGATGCTAAACTTAAATAATAACGATTCTCAAAATACCAATATGAGTACTAATACACAAGTTAGTGTTCCAAGTGCAAATATTGGAGCTCCCGATCCAAGTGCTGTCAATGTTCACACTGAGGTTAAGAACGCAAAAGGTGAAACTACAGAAGTTATAGATCCAAACCCTACTAATAAGAATCAAACACAACAAAAACTAAAGCAAGAAGTTACTAATGAAAAGGAACAGGCAATTGAACAGGTAAAGAATGAGGTTGAAGAAGGAAAGAAGAAAGTAGAAAAGAAGGCTGATGAAGAAGAAAAGAGTCTTGATAAAATGTCTAAATCTGAAATTATTGAAATGATGAATCAATGGAAAAAGGAAACTATACAAGATATTGAGAAACGAACAGAACAGAAATACAGGCAAACACGAAAGCATGAAATTTTGAATACTTATATACCAAGCACAAATGAAAGTTTAAAGACTGAATACGAATTCTATAAATCACTACCAATTACCCCCGAACAACTACAAACAATACTTATCAATTCTAAGTATAATCCAGAAATTCAAAAGGCAATTGAAAGTGCAAAAACCATAAAACCATTCAGTAAACCAAATGATAAACCCGATAATATGCATACTGCTGGTGCAGTTAATCCTGCAATCACATCCCACAGGGTACATACTACAACCTATAATGATGCAAATACAGGGTATGGTTCTGGTCAAACCAGTTTAAGACATCTTACTTCTGGTAAGAAAATACCCAAAAAATTCCTATAATTTTTTTTCTTTTCTCTTATTTTTACCACGCTTAAATTCCTCAATTTTTATATATTAAAACAAAACATTCATCCTTATGGTAAATAATTTCAAATTACCATTTACTAACAAAGGAGGACTTTGTTAAATATGGTAAACCTAGAAGTAGGCGTTACATATGGTGGCGAAGTATTTGCTGGTGATAGGGTTGATAATCAACATGTTTACTACCCTACGAAACTTAACAAAAAAGCAGCATTGGCACTTGATAAAGGTGATATTGTTTATTGTGATCCTACCGATGCAGGTAAAGCACGTTTAGCAGATACAGGTGATCCAGGTCCATTTTATATGGTCTATGAAGATACCCCTGCGTCAGCTCTAAGAGTACATGTATGGCATGATGAAGGTAACTGGTTACTTGGTAGTATTGTAGGTGCAGCAGACCCTAATACAAAATTAGTACCTGACGGTGGTAAACTGGTAGCACAGGGTGCTGATGTAACCACAGGTGTATACGGTGTTTTAATGGGTATACCCGATCAAGAAGCAGAGTTAACTGCTGGAAACGTTTTACAGGAAGGATTAACTACGGATGGTTTGGGGGTTGTAAAAGTACATAATATTGAGAGGCTTCCAGTAGCTCCATAGATATAAACAAGGAGGATTGAAATAAGAATATGAGTAGTTTAAGTTTAGTACAACCAGAAAACTTTGAAGATGAAATTCGAGTAATTTCTGATAGAGTTAGCGTTATGGATTTGAAGAAATATGAAAATCCAGATTCAGTTGTATGGTTGGTACCAAAGAAAGGACAGATTGTAAAAGGAACAACTTATGATGGTGTTATTGGTAGACCAAGCGAAGCACAAAGTGATATAATCCTTAATCTAAAACCACACTTCCAAGCAAAGAAGGCATATTTAGAAGGACAACGATCATGGGATTCTTATGTAACTGAAGGGTGGCATCAGGAATACAAGGATGCAGCATATCAACTATATTCATTCATAGATCAGGGTCAACATATCAACCAAAATACTTTGGAAGCAGCAGCAGCAGTAATTAGACCAGAACATTTTGCTCCTTTAATCAGTACAGCAATCAATGAGGTTATTGTTGCAATCGATAATGAAGAGCATAATCTATTGCAGACAGTGCAGAATGTCGAAATGGACAAGCTCAATGCTCGTTTCATTTTGGACATTAAAGATAACGGTCACAAAATGGTTTCACGTAATATTGGTGAGGAAGGTTTACCTTCTCAGATTGGACCGTACCCATTCAGTGCAAAATCCATTGATCTACAACTCAACGGTACAAAAATTACATTTGCTGGAACATTCCAAATTACAGCAATGGATTTCGATGTATTGAGTCCATTTCAAAATATCACTGAAGGTGCATTAACAAGAGATAAACAATACATGGTTGCAGAATTTTTGAATGATTCAACCATTGCTGAAACTTCATTAACTGATGATTGGGATGCAATAGATACCAATGGCAGACCAACAGTAAGGGCATACCGTTCCTTAAGTCCATTGTTTAAACTTGTTTCTGATGCAAAGAAAGGACAGGCACAATGGATTGCTTCTAATTTGGACATCTATGAATCCTTTGTTGAAAACAGTGGATTGTTAGGCACAACCGTAACAGCTCCATATGATAACACTGGTGTAGCAGAAGAACCAAAAGCAAACTTCATTGATGCAAATCCACCTAGAATGAGAGGAAGAAAATGGGTAGTTGATGATCTTATTGATACAGATACCCTAGTAACATACAACAGCAGGGCAATTTACTTTGCACAAGGACCAAGAAGATCTAGTACAATGAATGATCCAGTAACAGGAAACTTTGGTAATATCAATTTGGAGTATTACAAGGCTCACCTTGTATACCCTGAATTGATAAAAAGAATGACATCCATTCTTACCTAACAAATTTTTTATTTTATTTTACTTTTCTAAAAACAGCATATCTTTTATAATATTACTAATCAACCAAATTGATCATTAGTGGCAGAATTTCCCATTTTTGAAGAAATTAAAAATTTTATTTATGTTAATATTGAATATCTTCTTCTTATTATTGCTCCAATCTGTACACTTATTTTATTTTTAGCAAACAAAATTAATCAAAAAATTGAAAGTGAACAAACAGATAATGCTGAAACTAAAAAAGAAATTTTAGAAAAAATTAATAAACTGGAATTAAAAATAAACGAGTTTGAAAAAAAATTTAATGATTTTGAATTAAATATTCGGTTAAAGGTTCAAGCCTTACAATTCAGCATACAGGGTAAGCAGATTACTAATAATACAAGAAAACGAAAAACGAAAAAAAATATGGATGATGATGAAGAAAATTATGATGGAGTTGGATTAATCAGTTGAACCTATTTTTAATTGTTTTTTCTCGTTACCACTACTACCTTCTTCTTCACCATTATCATCATTCTCTTCAGCATTAACTTCTGCTGTATCGGATTCACCAGTTTCCTGTTCTAATTCTTCTTGGTTTTTTTGTTTGTTTGCTTCTTCCTGTTGCTTATGCTCTTCTTCCTGTTTTTCTAAATCTTGATCTACATCAGTACTTGCACTTGCAAGTCTATTTGATCTTCTTTTACCTGCTGGTTTATCTACAATGGTACCTGTACTTGCTACCTTTGGTAGTTCATTATCCATTAAGCCATCATTGTTTTCTTCTTCTTCTTCTTCCTTTTGTTGATTGTTCTTTTGATTTGA